AGGCGCTACAGGCGCACAAGGTGCAGCAGGTGCACAAGGTGCCACAGGCGCTACAGGCGCACAAGGTGCAGCAGGTGCACAAGGTGCCACAGGCGCTACAGGAGCACAAGGTGCAGCAGGTGCACAAGGTGCCACAGGCGCTACAGGAGCACAAGGTGCAGCAGGTGCACAAGGTGCCACAGGCGCTACAGGAGCACAAGGAACAGCAGGTGCACAAGGTGCTACAGGCGCTACAGGAGCACAAGGTGCAGTAGGTGCACAAGGTGCCACAGGCGCTACAGGAGCACAAGGTGCAGTAGGTGCACAAGGTGCCACAGGCGCTACAGGCACACAAGGTGCAGCAGGAGCTCAAGGCGCTACAGGAAGAACAGGCGCTACAGGAGCACAAGGTGCAGCAGGTGCACAAGGTGCCACAGGTGCTACAGGCGCACAAGGTGCAGTAGGTGCACAAGGCGCTACAGGCGCTACAGGTGCACAAGGTGCAGTAGGTGCACAAGGCGCTACAGGCGCTACAGGCGCTACAGGAGCACAAGGAACAGCAGGTGCACAAGGTGCCACAGGCGCTACAGGCGCACAAGGTGCAGCAGGAGCTCAAGGTGCCACAGGCGCTACAGGAGCACAAGGAACAGCAGGTGCACAAGGTGCTACAGGCGCTACAGGAGCACAAGGAACAGCAGGTGCACAAGGTGCTACAGGCGCTACAGGAGCACAAGGAACAGCAGGTGCACAAGGTGCCACAGGCGCTACAGGCGCACAAGGTGCAGTAGGTGCACAAGGCGCTACAGGAAGAACAGGCGCTACAGGTGCACAAGGTGCAGCAGGAGCTCAAGGCGCTACAGGAAGAACAGGCGCTACAGGCGCACAAGGTGCAGCAGGTGCACAAGGTGCCACAGGTGCTACAGGCGCACAAGGTGCAGTAGGTGCACAAGGTGCCACAGGTGCTACAGGCGCACAAGGAACAGCAGGTGCACAAGGTGCCACAGGCGCTACAGGCGCACAAGGTGCAGCAGGTGCACAAGGTGCCACAGGCGCTACAGGCGCACAAGGTGCAGCAGGTGCACAAGGTGCCACAGGCGCTACAGGAGCACAAGGAACAGCAGGTGCACAAGGTGCCACAGGCGCTACAGGAGCACAAGGAACAGCAGGTGCACAAGGTGCTACAGGCGCTACAGGAGCACAAGGTGCAGCAGGTGCACAAGGTGCCACAGGCGCTACAGGAGCACAAGGTGCAGTAGGTGCACAAGGTGCCACAGGCGCTACAGGAGCACAAGGTGCAGCAGGTGCACAAGGTGCCACAGGCGCTACAGGAGCACAAGGTGCAGCAGGAGCTCAAGGCGCTACAGGCGCTACAGGAGCACAAGGTGCAGCAGGTGCACAAGGTGCCACAGGCGCTACAGGAGCACAAGGTGCAGCAGGAGCACAAGGTGCCACAGGCGCTACAGGCGCACAAGGTGCAGCAGGTGCACAAGGTGCCACAGGCGCTACAGGTGCACAAGGAACAGCAGGTGCACAAGGTGCCACAGGCGCTACAGGAGCACAAGGTGCAGCAGGAGCACAAGGTGCCACAGGCGCTACAGGAGCACAAGGAACAGCAGGTGCACAAGGCGCTACAGGAAGAACGGGAGCACAAGGAACAGCAGGTGCACAAGGCGCTACAGGAAGAACGGGAGCACAAGGAACAGCAGGTGCACAAGGAGCCACAGGCGCTACAGGAGCACAAGGAACAGCAGGAGCTCAAGGTGTCACAGGCGCTACAGGCGCACAAGGTGCAGCAGGAGCTCAAGGTGCCACAGGCGCTACAGGCGCACAAGGTGCAGCAGGTGCACAAGGTGCCACAGGCGCTACAGGAGCACAAGGTGCAGCAGGTGCTCAAGGCGCTACAGGAAGAACAGGCGCTACAGGAGCACAAGGTGCAGTAGGTGCACAAGGTGCCACAGGCGCTACAGGAGCACAAGGTGCAGTAGGTGCACAAGGTGCCACAGGTGCTACAGGCGCACAAGGTGCAGTAGGTGCACAAGGCGCTACAGGAAGAACAGGCGCTACAGGCGCACAAGGTGCAGCAGGTGCACAAGGTGCCACAGGCGCTACAGGCGCACAAGGTGCAGTAGGTGCACAAGGTGCCACAGGCGCTACAGGAGCACAAGGTGCAGCAGGTGCACAAGGTGCCACAGGCGCTACAGGAGCACAAGGTGCAGTAGGTGCACAAGGTGCCACAGGCGCTACAGGCGCACAAGGTGCAGCAGGTGCACAAGGCGCTACAGGAAGAACAGGCGCTACAGGCGCACAAGGTGCAGCAGGTGCACAAGGTGCCACAGGCGCTACAGGAGCACAAGGTGCAGTAGGTGCACAAGGTGCCACAGGCGCTACAGGCGCACAAGGTGCAGCAGGAGCTCAAGGCGCTACAGGAGCACAAGGCGCAACAGGAGCACAAGGAGCCCAGGGTGCAACAGGTAGAACAGGCGCAACAGGAGCCCAGGGTGCAACAGGAGCAACAGTTCCATATAATATTAATCTTCAAGCAATACCTGTGTTTCCTTTTTCATCAGGGTTACAACCTGAACTATATTACTCAATTGCTTTTTCTGAACCAGGTTGTATTATTACTGTTCCTCCTTTATTTCAATGTACTACAATTAATTATGAATTTGCGTTGTATGTATGTGGACGAAATGCTTGTCCTGCAACTTTCTCAGATGCAAAAGCAACTCATAATACTCCGTTGAACAATGAAGTTTGTAAAGCACATACTGGTGTACCACTCGATTATTGTACTGATGGTATTGTCACACCGTTTAACCGTTATTTTTGTTGTATTATCGGAGGACCTGGTGGTCCTCCCTTTGAAGATGCATTTATCGAATGGTTTTATTATATAGAGACAAATAATGCGGCGCAGGCTTATGTTACTGGTAAATTTACTTTTATGGCAAACAAAAATTATATTAAAAATGTGTGGGATGCGCACGGGTACCCAGGACCAGTAGGTAATGGTATACCTCTTTTCAACCCGTCAAATCATAACCAATAATAATCAATAAACTTAAAATAAATAAATAAAAGTGAATAAAACGTTTTATTTATTTATTTATTGTCATATTTAATGATACTTCATAATCTAAACACTCAATTTTATTAATGATAATCCTTCTCAAATTCTGCATATTTTGTCGTAATGAAATTATAAAATTTTCACTATTATTATTAGAAATTAGTTTTAATAATGAAATGTGATATATTTGTTCAATATGCTCTATATATGAGTTATCAGCATACTTATTTTTAATAAAATCAATTGTATATAAGGAATCATTATAATTTTTATTTTTTACAAATGTATTATTAATAAATTTATGGTAATCAATTAAACAAATAATTAACTCATTACTGCTACTTGTTGCTAGTTCTAAGTTATAATTTTCTAAAAAAGTATCCCCATTATTATTTGAACAACTCATACAAAATGGCATAATAGATTTTATTTTAAGTAATAACTCTTTTGTATTTTTTTTTTGATTATCACTTGGATTTTCTGGATATATAGTTGAAAACGAATGTAATAAATGCCAAATAACATGGTAACATCGTGTTTTAATAATATTTGAGAGTAACAATCTTTTAAAATTAGATATTACAGTGGAATCATTATTAATTGAATTACATAATAATTGGTTTAATTCGTTACTAACTTGTTCCATAATGTATTTAATATATTAATAATATATTTTAAAATAATTTAAAACTTTTACCAAATATATTAATAAACATGGATTTAATATACAAGAAAGATAAAAATGGTAAAGATATATTATGCAATGAAGATGAAAGACACCAAATCATGATGGAATGGGAAAAACCTTATATGGAAAAATCAATTGAACTCTTGAATCCGTTTGGTAAAGTATTGGAAATCGGGTTTGGATTGGGATACAGTGCAACAAAAATATGCAGTTTCAAAAATGTCAAAGAGTATAATGTAATAGAGTGCATGCCGATTGTATGGGAAAAATTTGAAGAATTCAAAACTGAACAACAAATTGCAAGACCTGAACTAAAAATAAATTTAATAAAAGGTAGGTGGGAAGACGTTTTACAGACGACGGAAACATTTGACTCCATATATTTTGACGACTATGTGTTGAATTCAGACATGGATATAGGTAATAGAAGAATGATAAAAGATAGGTTTTCACATTTTTTACAGAAAGTCTTGCAAAATCATACAAGAATTGAGACTAGAATATCTTTTTATTCTGGTGTAAATTGTATAGAAATGTACAAAAATATAACTTGTATACATGTAGAATGCAGCGAATATAAAATAGAGATTCCAGGCGATTGTAAATATGCAAAAGGGAATAAAATGTATATTCCAATTATAACAAAGACGTCAAATGCAGAACTTGATTTAAAAGATAAATTAATTCCCGCTAATAATGTCAATAATATGCAGAAAATAAATCCGGAAATTCATGAAGAAATAAAAAAAGAAATTGAAATACACACCAAATATAAAACATTGTTTGATGATATACAAGTTCGCAGTCCGTCGTGCGGATTAATTGTTATTGATAATTTTTATAAAAATCCACACGAAACGAGGAAATATATTTTAACCCAAGAGTTTTCTGTTCGTGGAAATTATCCAGGGCAAAGAACTATTTCATACGCGACTCAGCATTTGAAAGACATTATTCAAGGATATGTCATGCCGTTTGGTGGAAAGATTACAGATTTTCCAATTCCAGATAAAACAACAAATGCGAACATTTACAACGGGTCTTTTCAATACACCACTTCTCGAGACAGGTCTTGGGTTCATATTGATGGTTATAATAACTGGGGCGGAGTTTTGTACATGACTCCGAATGCGCCGCTATCATCAGGAACAGCATTTTACAAGTTCAACGACGGAGCAGAGTGTCAACGAGACCAAGATATTTTAGAAAATAAAACCCAAACAGACACATTTAGTCAAGATATGACAAAATGGCAACTGGTGGATCGAGTGGGGAATGTTTTTAACAGGCTCATATTATTCAATTCCAAGCGATTTCACATGTCGATGGATTACTTTGGTGATTCAAAAGAAAATGGAAGACTTTTTCAAGTGTTTTTCTTTTCAACCGAAAAATGATTTATGACGGTTCCTTTTACCCCCTCCCTTGTTCAAAAGGGATAATCTGCGAAAACCTTTTTGAATAAAATTTATTTTTATATAATTGTGAAAATGATTGTGATATAATAATAATTAACCTAAACAATTTAAACCCATGGTTAGATATATTGTAAATAGTTAACGCATTGTGTAAAAATGCCATCCATTGTCATCGTTGAAAAGAATGGTGATTTGAAAGTACGGGAATATAAAAGCACAAATACAGACGAATTGTATAAAAAATGCAATTTAAAAAAATCGGAAGGATTTGATAAAGTTACGGAATGGGGATATTCAAAAAAGGGCGATGGTCGGGTTACAGTTGAATTATGGGCACGAAGTGAAGGTCAGGCAAACCAAGAGAATAAATATGATTTTCCACCACCTGTGGATTCTGAATTATTTTTTGGAAGTTGTGCACTTTTGTTGAGAGATTCAAATATGAAAATTATTGATTTGACAGTTGAAAAATGGAATAAAATATATGAGCATTTATTTGGTGGGTTTGAAACACTTGCAGACAATGCGGATGAAGATGATGAAGAAGAAGATGAGTTGGCAAATGTTCCATCAAGTATGAAGACAAAGGATGGTTATTTGAAAGACGGTTTTATTATTGAAGATGCATTAGAAGATGCTGATCCCGATGCTGAAGAAAATTCAAGCGATGATTCTGAAGATGATTGCGAGTCGGAAGGGGATGAAAGTACTGTGTCGACAGACGAAGAGAATGAAGACGATGATGAAAGTAGCAATAGTAGTGATGATTCTTCAGAGCTTAATTCCGAAGAATATAATTATTCAGATGACGATAATGATGAAGAAACGAAATAAAAAATATGAATAAAAAATATGAATAAAAAATATGAATAAAAAATATGAATAAAAAATATGAATAAAAAATATGAGTAAAAATAGTAATAAAAATAGTAATAAAAATAGTAATAAAAATAATAGTGTTTACATAAACAATAACAATCAATAACAATATATAAAAAAATTGAATATAAAAATATATATTGTTATAAGAGTAAATACCTAGACCGCCACCAACAGACCACCATCACAAACCATTCTATAAAATGATTCCAAAAAATCCCGACTCTTTCAGACGAAATATACAAAAAAAATTATCAGAAAAAATTGGAGACGAAACGGGGAGCATTGGGCTAAATCTGGAGAAAGGAATTTTTAATCGAACGCTTTTAAAAGCAGGAGAAATGAATATTGTAAAAAAATGGGACAATATCTATTTTGTTCAGCTCTACACAGACTGGTTGAAGTCCATTTGCATTAACCTTGAAAATAAAGACGTCATGGATATGGTGAGAACAAAAAAAATCAAAGCTCACGAACTTGCATTCATGACGCATCAAGAAATGAATTCGAAAATGTGGAGCAAAATCATTGAGGATAAAAAGAACAGAGATAAGAATAGGTATGAATTGAAGATTGAAGCGTCAACTGACTTGTTTACTTGTCGCGCTTGCAAGTCAAACAAATGCACATATACGCAACAACAGACGCGTTCGGCAGACGAGCCAATGACAACTTTTGTCACATGTCTCGAATGCGGTAAACGTTGGAAGTGTTAATTGATTGTCATTATTTATTCTTCATTTAAATCCTAAATTTATAATTTATTTTATTTTTTTTTATTTTTTTTTATTTTTTCTAGTTTTACTTCGATTACCATATTTACAAAATTGTTTTTGTGAGAAACCTCTTGGTCGATTACAATTTATACTTTTTTTGTATTTTAAACTCCATTTTCCTCCGACTAACTGTTTCATTACAAATAAAATAAAATAATTAATTATAATATCTACGTATAATATAAAATAAACAATTAATAATAAAATACATTTTTTTCAATAATGAACACTAGAAAGTTATTTTACGTGACGTTGATTATTTCTGTGTTGGTTCAAATTATTACTGGAATGATTGAAGGGTGGACGGTATTAAGTGTGAACGTTCCATCGCAATATACTATTATAAAGGAACTTTTATATTTGGAACTGTTTGTTCAGGCAATTGAAGGTTTATTTTACATTTGGCTAGTTTATAACTTCACTAGTGTAATAAACGTAACTCCAAAACGGTATATTGACTGGTCAATTACAACCCCAACAATGTTGACTACATTGATTTTTTATTTGATTTATTTGAGATACAAAAATGAAAATATGGATACGACAAAATTGCAATTTTATAATTTACTACATGATAATGCAAACACATTGTCAAAGATAGTATCTTTGAATTGGTCAATGTTATTTTTTGGATATTTGGGAGAAATGAAAATATTGTCGACTGTATCAGGTGTTGTATTAGGGTTTGTTCCATTTTTAATGTATTATTACATGATTTATCAAAAATATGCAATTAGTAGTGGACCACTAGGAATAAAATTATTTTGGTATTTTTTCTTTTTCTGGTCATTGTATGGTGTTGTTGCACTACTACCCTATAATTTGAAAAATTCTCTATACAATATCTTAGATTTATTTGCAAAGAATTTTTTTGGGCTTTTTTTGAGTTACATTATTTTACTAAAAAAATATTAACAGTATTCTTTTTTTTTTATTCTTTTTTATAATATTGTATTTACACTCTTGAATACTTATTCACAATACCCACTCATAAAATTCATTCATGAAAAGTGTAGGATAAATAAACTCGTCTTTTGCTCGTTGTGCTTTAATAAATAGTGACTTGTCTCCAACGACGTAAAATGTTGTTTTACACCTTGATATTGCCGTGTAAACTAATTTTTTGGAATTTTTATTCATTAAGCAAAAGTTGTGCGCAGGAGAAACAATAAACACGATTATATTTCTTTGCAATCCTTGCATTTTATGTACACTGCTTATGTAAAAAGGCATGAATGCGTCTCTAACATCTTCGACTGAGAGGTCCGTTTCGTCTGTTTCTCCATCGTATTTGACTGTATAAGTGTAGACAGTTTCATTTTTTCCATACTTATTTTTCATTTGTTTTACAGTCTCATGAATAGTGCCAACATCACCATTCACGCGAACATTTTTTTCATCCTTGTAGTCATTTTCAGTTCTTATAACTAAATCATTCTCGTGAAAAATGTGCGTGTGACCATTTTCGTAACGTTCCACAAACAATTTTTTGCCATGTGGATTTTTTATTTTTTGAATTATTGGGTTGAGAGCGAATACTCCACCATTTTTTTCTCGTTGAACAGACATTGTGTGAATGTCGAATTCCTTGTGAGGAGTCGTCGTCGTCACTCCAGGTGTAGTCATTTGCAAACGGTGCTGATAATGCTCTTTTTCATATATTTCTGTAATTACTCTCTCGAAATCTTCAGGCGTTTTTGCTTCAATGAAATGAGAATACGCATTATCGAAATCGTCAAAGTGAACGCCATTTTCCGTGTTCATTTTTTCAATAATACTTTTCAGGTTTCCTTCTTGTCGCTTTATATTTGTTAAAATGGTCGTGTTGAAAATCTTGGATTTTATAATAGATTCGAAAGGAGTTCCTGCGCTAATCGGCGGAAGTTGTTTCACGTCTCCAATCAAAATGAGGGAAGAACGAAAGCATTCGCATGCAGACAGGAGTTTTTCAAACAGGAACAAATCAACCATTGATGATTCATCCACAATCATAATTGTCGGTTTAAATTCACCTTTGTTGAATGTAAAATTGAGGGCTCGATGTAAAGTTGAAAACATGACTTTATCATCAAATTTTGAATCATATTTACAATATACTTTAAGGTTTTTTTGTGCTAGTCCAGTTGGAGCCATGACAGCAATGGAACTTCCCATCTCAAGTTGATAACCCATGATACAGTCAACAATTGTGGACTTTCCGGTGCCCGGAGGGCCAGTAATATTGAACAGTTGCATATTATTCAAACGACATCCCCTTTTGATTGCTTCAATTTGTTCTGGTTCAAATTTGAAGGCTTCTTTTTTATTGCTATGTTGTTTGAGTGTATATTTTTCAATGTAAGCATCAATCGCTGCGTCATTTTCTTTGGAGTAAATTTCTTCTTTTTCATGGTAAAACAGGTTTGCAACTTTGTCTGATAGTTTTATTTCAAAGTCAATAAATTCTTGGGTTGTAAAATAAGACGTGGTTCCAAATATCTTTTCAACAATGAGCTTACTGTCTAATAAGAGCGACTGTGCTGCTGAATTCCCACTACGCAGTTTGAATTCTTTATTAAACTCCATTTCGAGTTGACCGGTCTCGGATTCAGGAATATACAGTTGATTATTTTGTTTTGCCATAAAGTAGTCATAGATCCACGCACGTACTCGCTTGTCCAGTGGAGGAATTATTTTTTTTTCATTACAAATGTCCATAGCATTCTTGTAAGATATAAACTGGTTTTCAAATGTTATAAAATCAAAGGGATTCAAAAGTAAATACTCGATTGGAAAACTATTTTTTGACTTTGAAGTGCAAACTTTTACGTGATGAAAGTATCGGTAAAGTTTTTTTGGTTTTACCTTGCATGTTTCAACAATTTCTTTTAGTGTCTTTTTTACTGAATCTTGTCTCGAGTTGACGAAACGATTGTACTCCATTTTCACAATAGAGTCATGATCCATAAATCCTTGTGTTTTCGCATATTTCGTCACAACAAAATAGTCCTTACAGTCCTTACCTTCAAGTCTCGTTTTTCTTTTTGCCTCAGACACGAGGTCTTTGTATACACCATTGTGATGAATTTTATAGTATGCTTTAAAGTATGACTCACAGAGCGAGTCAATCACTTCTTCTTCTTTCGTTTTTGTATTTTGTTGTTTTTTCACACTGTTAGTATCGGTCGGAGCGGTCGGAGCAGCAGCATCAGTGGTAACAGCAGCATCTGGAGGAGCAGCGGCAGTAGCAGCTTCACGTTTTCGTTTGAATAGTCCAGGAGTGACGGTTGGAGATGACTTTGTGTTCAAGGGAAAGAACATAGAGGGTAATAATTGTTGTACTTTTTCTGTTTTTTTTTGTTTAGAAGAATCGGCTCTCAGCATGTCACGTTTATATATATTTTACATTTGTTATAATAAAAAAATCAATTTTTATTATAATAATTTTTTAATATAACTTTTTATAATATCGCAAAATTAAATAAAATAAACAAGTAAAAGTATAATAAATTGATAAATCAAATAAATCAACAAATAATTTCAAGGTCTTGCAATCTCCACAGTTCAGAACTACCGTTGGGTAAAGGGCGCCGAATAATAAATGGCAGTTTTTTATGTTCCAGTTCCAGCTGCGCAATAATGTACCCGTCGATGATTGTCGGATTCACATCAACATAAGGTTTCGCGCCTTCATTTAGTTGTTTTGTTCGAATTCCTAAAACTCTTGTTTTTTCGTACTTTGTTAAAAATGGTAGTGTTTTGTGATATGGGTCAATGATTGTTCCTGCATCATTTCTAGTGACGCGTGACATAAATTCAGTTTCTTCATTATTGTAAGACAAACTTTCAGGGTGAAAAGATGCAATGTAATTTTTTTTCAGTTCATTATCGAATTTTTGAAGATGATTTTCGTCGTCGTCATCATCGTCATCATCGTCATCGTCGTCGTAATTTTCATCATCCTCATCAACTGATGACTCAAATGAAACCACTCCTTCTCCTTCTTCTTCAACATCAACGTCTTCTCTCTGCCGCTTATTTTCTTTTTCTTTTCCCTGCCCTCCTTGCCCTCCTTGCCCTCCTTGCCCTCCTTGTCCTTCTTGACCTTCTTGTTCATCATATATGTCCGACGTCGCGTCTGAATCTGATTCTCCTCCTCCTACTATTTCCATTCCACCCCCTGACAATGTTGAATCATCAAAATGTACGCTACCATTTTCGCTACTACTGTCAAAACTGGTATCAACATCAGTATTGGGCTCAGAGTCCATTTTTTTCATGTCTTGCATTTGTTTTGCTTTTGTGAAATGTAAATGTGTCTATATTACATATATAAAATTAAATATTTCTATTTCAATTTTTTATTTTATATATAAATAAATAAAAATAAAAATATAAAATGACTTTTTTGAATATTGAAAACCATGAGTAAATATGTGTAAAGCTAAAAAAATAAATATGCTTCAGATAAATTCAACAGTATGACCACCCAAATTAAAAATGTAATACATATACATTGTAAATATTTTCAAGATGCGTGATGATACTGTTCAGTGTTCCACGTGTGTTTACAAGTTGTGCACATGTAGACGAATTTCAAGTTTGTGTCATCGTATCTAATGTATAAAACAGTACATGGAACATCAAGCGTTTTATTTGTCTCGCATTCCAAGTTGGGACACTTCATTGTGTTAATTTGAGGTAGTGTTGGGTCTAAATGTGTATACTCGTTGACAAAATTTGATAGTCGACTTTCTGTTTGTTTGAAAAATGTTTTTGAAACACAAACACTGGTGTCTGAGTTCTGTTCTTCGTTTCCGCAGTTTCTGCATTTATTGATGAGTATTTTTGAGGTGACTTCTTTTTCTTCTTCTGAAACGGCAGGAGCATCTGCCATTGTAATGTAGTACATGTTTCCGCATACTTTACAAAATTGCATTTTTCAACGACGTTTTGTGGTAGTTGTTGTTGTGTATCTGTGTATCTTGTATATAAATAGTTATGTTATTTTATATTCAATTTAATTATTAATATATATAGTAAATATGTTAATAATTAAAAAAATATTTAAATATAAAAATATGTAATAAATATTGATTTCATTTTTAAATGATTGTTAATTTTTCAAAGAGAGATATCAACTGTGTATAATCAATCTTGAATCCAAATAAATAAAGAGATGAGTGCACAATTTCAGGGTGAAGTATGCGTTCCTTATTTTCTTGCAGTTTTTTCATTATAATGTCTTTATTTTCAAGGTAATGCGCCTTCATAATTGAATAAAAATAGTCTATATAGTCCTTCTCTTTTATAGGTATGTATTTGCCGAAGTTTTCAATGCTGCATAAAAGTTCGTAAATTGAAAAAGAATAATTTCGGAATTCAACAAGATTGTGATAGTTACAAAAGTCAGGATTTTTTTTTGTTATACCCGGTTCATGTAAAATGGGTTCATTATCCATAATAGAAACCAGAGTTAGTAATACGGAAGAAATTGTTTGACAACCGCTCCATTTCTCTCCACGCCACGTATTCAAAATGTCAACACAAACCTTACCAGTTTTGTAAAAATTTGGATGAAACCGTGTAGTTCCATCGTTTGTGTAATAATGAAGAACGGGAGGTGAGTGAGGATAATCAGTTGGAAATACGAATTTAAAATAATAATATCCATTTCGATAGAGTGAGTCCTTAGGACCAATAATTAATGCCCAACCCTCTAATATGTCAGTTTCGCTGTGTTTGTAATATATTCCTTGGTCATGTAGCGGCGTTTTTATAATTTGGCCAATGTCTTTTAACAGACGCTTGACTGCATCTTTTGAAATGCTAATGGGTTTTACATCACTTGCCGTCGTAGCGCTCGTCGTCATTGTTGGTAGTGCTGAATTGTCAATAGCTTCGGTGGCTGCTTTGTCTTGTGTTTTTTTACAAGATGTCATATGATTCTGGAGAGAAGCGTCTAAATATCTACATATGAATACATTTAAATGTTTATATCATATTCATAATTATAAAAATATAAATTTATGAGTATCTAACCTTCATACCTTGTAAAAAAATAAATACATAATTATGTAAAAAATATGAAAAAACACTTTTTATATTTTTTTAAAAATTGATTTTTAGGGATAAGTGGATAAACAATAAATAAAAATTGAATTAAACTTATCTCAATATATAGTATTAACAATGGCAATGGCAAAAGTAAATGTCAAAGCAACTTATAATTTTGCATCATATTTGTTGTCATTATATATAAAGGAAGGTGAGAAATGCACGCACACGCGGTTGAAGAATGCGGACTTGGGAGTCAAAGGTGGCGCATATTTAATAACGGAATCAGAATTGGAAGAATTTTATAAAAAGTATTACCAGCACGTCTTTGTTGAAGGGAAACAAGAATTCTTGACAGAAATTCAGCTTCCGGATGCAGGACCCATCCTTGTAGATTTTGATTTCAAATATGATGTTGGCATAGATGAACGCCAACACACAAAAGACCACGTTGTTGACATGGTATTGCTTTACATGAATGTTCTCAAAAAAATCCTACACATTGATGCAGGAACAGATATTCCTGTATTTATATTTGAAAAAGAAACAGTAAATTGCAAAACCGAATTGACAAAGGATGGAATTCATATGATAATTGGAATTCACATGGAACGAAAGCAGCAAATGTATCTTAGAAGTATGATTTTGTCGGAGTTGCCGAGTGTGTGGAGTGACTTACCCGTGACAAACTCGTGGGAAGATGTCATTGACAACTCAATTACAACCGGAAAGACTGGGTGGCAACTCTACAACTCTAGAAAACCGGGATGCAAGTGTTATCTTTTGAAGTATCACTTTGCGTTGAAACTTAATGAAATGTTAAACTGGGAATTTTTAGAAAAGAAGGTAACAGATTTCAAGTTTGATAAAGATTTCAAGTTATTGACGGCAAGGTACACCGGTCATCAGTCTTTTCGGTTGGTCGAAGAGTACACACAAAAAATTGAAGAAATGTTTAAATCAAAAAGGGCGTTGGTCTCGACATCTGGAGGAAGTTCTACGCGCGTCAATATTGTAATGGCAACATCTTTGACGCCGTCGTCGATTGATTATAATTCAATTACCACTTTAGACCAGCTGAAAGCAGCAATAAAAATTATTATGGACAACTTGGAACCCAGAGAATATGATATAAAGGAGACACACAAGTTTGCAATGTCGCTTTCAGCCAAGTTTTATGAGCCTTATGAAAAATGGATTCAGGTTGGGTGGGCTCTAAAAAATACAAGCGACAAGTTATTTTTAACCTGGATTCTTTTCAGTTCGATGAGTGAAAAATTCAGTTATGAAAAGATTGGGGAATTGTACAGGCAATGGCAGAAATTCAGGACAGGAAAAAGCGAACTTTCAAAACGCTCAGTGATGTTTTGGTCAAAACAGGATAACCCTTTGGAATATAAAAAGATTTCAGAAGAAACGGTTGATTATTATATTGACCAGACGCTTGTAATACATGTAGGTAAGACTAAAATTACGGAAGCATCGGATGTTGATTTGGCAAATGTTTTGTATCACTTGTACAAGGGACGCTTTGTGTGTGTGAGTATAAAGCACAATGCGTGGTTTGAGTTTAAGGACCATCGATGGTCTGTGTGTGACTCAGGAACGTCTCTTCGTTTGTTGATTTCAACTGAAATGCTCGGCATATATTCAGAACGAAGCATGAAGTTGTTGGATAGTTTGAATGAGTATGACAGTACTTCAGAACAGTTCAAGCACATACAGGAACGTTCGAAGCGGATGACAGAAATTTGCAACCAGTTGAAAACAACAAGTGTTAAAAATAATGTGTTACGCGAAGTGCGTGAATTGTTTTATGATAAGGATTTTATTGAAAAAATGGATTCAAAAACACATCTTATGGGGTTCAATAATGGTGTCGTGGATTTTAAGGAAAAAGTTTTCAGACCAGGACAGCCGTATGATTTTATTTCAAAGTCCACAAAAATAGACTTTTTAGACTCGTATTTTACTGGGTGCAAAGAGTTTGAAACAATTGAGCGCGAAATCATTGCATTCATGGAGCAGTTGTTTCCGTCACCGGAGTTGCGCGCTTACATGTGGGAACATCTTGCGTCATGTCTTATTGGTGTGAATCGTGACCAGACGTTTAACATTTACAATGGGTGTGGAAGTAATGGAAAATCAAAGTTAGTCGAGTTGATGTCACACTGTTTTGGAGAGTATAAAGGAACAGTGCCTATTACTTTGATTACAGAAAAACGAAACAAGATTGGTGGAACTGCATCTGAGATTGCGCAACTGATTGGTGTGCGATATGCGGTGATGAATGAGCCGTCGAAAGGGGACCGTATCAATGAGGGTCCGTTGAAAGAACTCACGGGTGGTGATCCAATTCAAGCGCGCGCACTGTATCAGGAAATGGTTACATTTGTGCCGCAGTTCAAGTTGGTTGTTTGCACGAATGTCATGTTTGATGTCAAGAGTAACGATAACGGCACATGGAGACGCATTTGCAAAGTTGATTTTGAGTCTTTATTTTGCGAAGAACCAAAGTCTGATGACCCTGAAATGCCGTATCAGTTCAAGATTGACAAACGATTGGATGAAAAACTTGAAGGATGGGCGCCGGTGTTTATGGCAATGCTGGTTCAAAAGGCATATCAAACGGGAGGTACTGTTGCTACTTGTGAAAAGGTTAGACTGAGTAGTAACAAATATAGAAATAGCCAAGACTATTTGTCAGAATTCATTCGAGACAAAATCAAAGTATGTCCTGGTATTAATGATAAGACTGGAAAAGCGTTTGATGTGAAACGAGATGAGTTGAATCAGGAGTTCAAAGATTGGTATATGAATAATTATGATAAGAATGTGCCCAGGTTTCAGGAGTTGCATGACTACATGGATAAGAAGTTTAAAAAGATTGCAAAGGGTGGTTGGTCAGGATGTAAAGTGATTTATCCAAATGATGATGAAGATGAAGAATTTGACGATTTGTAAATAAAAAGTATTTGAAGTCACACATGGTGGTATTTTGAAATCACATTATGATGTTATAACAAGTAGAAAAAAAAAATATAAAAAAATATAAAAAAATATTTTTCTTTTTTGTTTTTTCTTCTTCTTTTTTCTTCTTTTTTTTCTTTTTTATTTTTCAAAACGCAAGCAAGGGGTTACCACACCTGTGGGGAGGCAAGCAAGTTCGTTCACTCGAGATTTTTTTGCAAGGTGTGCCAAGCATCCTTTGACTCTTGGTCGATGGTGACCATTTTGTGCGCCTCGTACTGTTCCGGCGAGTCGTAAAAGTAGGTCATTGGAACAATTCCACTGCAGACTACAACCTTCCACAAGTGGTCTTCTTCAAATGAGCCAACATTCCACGGGTACTTGACTCCAGTGATTGCATTCACGATGGGAAGACCCATCCTATTGGATGGAAAGGGTCCTCGAAAGACCTTTTCTTCCTTCTTTCCTCCGTTGCCCTTGTAGCCGTTGCCCTTCTGGCTCTTGCTGTTGCCGTTGCTCTTGTTGTTGCTGTTGCCGTACATTGTTGTTGTTGATGCTTCTGAGACGATTCACTGCAAAATGTCAAGATATAAATTGAATTTTCAATTTATATTTTTTTCATTGTAATTTGGGAAGAAAAAAAAGAAAAGTTGAAGTTAAATCAAAATTATTTTACACCTTTGCACATTCAAAACGCCAATTTTAATATTTTTTTCTTGATTTCAATTTTAATTTTCTTGACTTTTTCGATTTTGATTTTAATTTTCTGGACTTTACTTTTGATTTTTTTTTATATCCTCCTTCACGATTTAGCTTTATACCAGGCTGAACCTCAGGAGTCTTTCGAACAACACTTTTAATACTGTCTGTTATTATACCCTTTACTTTTTCTTTTAGTAAATCTTCTTCTTGTACTTGTACTTCAACTTCTTCTATAAATTCGTCTAATTTTTTTTGGCTCGTTTGTTTTTTCAAATTTATCTTTTTCAAAAGACCTTTAGGATTTTCTACAACTACTTCATCTGGTAATGGTTCGCCATTCCATGAATAATGAGTACCTCGTAACATGGTTTTAAGTCCAGGGTTAAAGGATTTTGCTAATGTGCCTTCACGCTCAGTTAATTTTCTGGATTTTTCATTGTTTTCTTCTATTTTATTCTTATTTTCATCACTTGAAAATATATCATCAATATTGTCTTCAGAAAGAAAACTTGACCACGTAAGATAAGTTGATACAATTTCATTTTCAATTCTTTTAATTGTATCAGATATACTTAATATATTATTAACAAGACCCTTATTTTTTACATATATATTTTCATAACATGTATATAGTTGATCAGATTTTAAACCACTACATGTTTTTGTAACAAAAGATAAAAATTTTTTTTTATATTCTATGTAGTTGCGAGTAATCTTATCATAAATATATACTAAATATTTTAATTGGTCGACTGCATCTTCAGTCTCAGTAATCCAGCTCATTAAGTTTTATTATTAATATTTTATGAATATTATAAAGTATATGTATATATTAATTTATATATTAATTTATAATATTATTTAGTTATTTATTTTTTTTTGATTTGAAATCATTGAATGATTCAAATAGTGATTTGAAAACAGAAATACTTTCTAAAATGACTTTTGAAATAAGTTCTTGCACTTTGGGTAGTTCCATTTCATCTTTGAATGAAACAATAATGTAACTATCTAACGCATGCGGGTGCGGTTTTTTGAATCCGCAGAATGAAACGATTCCGTCAGATTGTCTGTTATAGTAATTCGAAAAGATATAAAACTCAATTACTTTTCCTAGAGTGTAATCCTCTCCAACCAAGTTGATTCGAAATGAATTTTTCATGGTGGTTAATTCGTGCGCATACTCAATTGTCGTCGTTGCATTCGTTTCAGCATTTGTTTCTGCAGCGTGTTCTATGCTAGCCAACAGTTTTTCACATTTCTTTATCATAATGTCGCAAGCTTTCGTAACAAGTTGAACATTAGTATATACGCCAACAGTCTCAATTATAAAATCAAAACTATTTGGAACAAATATGCGTTGGGCTTCAAGAAGTTCCCAGTTTTTTTTTTCATTTTCAATAACTTCTTCAATGGAATCGGCAGACAACGACGACGATTCCAGTCCTTCTCGAATCGTTTTTTCCTTTGCTTTCCATTGTTTTTCAATTTCTTTGGTGTCAGGCGTACAACTGTAAGCGCACGTGTGCGCCACATTATACATTCCGTCAAATTTTGCATTTGAAATTTCAAGAGTGCAAGTAAATGCAAGTGCTTCTCCACTGTTTGAATTGGAAGAAGAAATGTTAGGCAATAGTCTAGCAAATTCAATGTAGTCACCGGAAATTGCATCGGGTGGGAAAATTTTACGAACAGTTGCTTCAGGCAGATATTCGTACATGACATCTTCATCGGCGTCTTCATTTCTTGAACGTCCTGATTTTTTTTCAATTTCTTTTGCTTTTTTTACTTTAAAGTCTTCAGTTGTAACGTATCGAATTGTATCTGTTTCATTTTTTACGTCAACTTCCACGACATAGTTCTTGTACTCGTTGGCGATACCATCAATAGTGTGTAAATGATGTATTGGTATACAACCGAGCCTCTGTTTCAATATTTCATTGTGAAGTCTCGTCGTGTTAACCGTAAACTCTGCTCGATTTTCAGAATGAGGAAATGTTCTAAATACGTATTGGTTTATATCCGACAGAATGATTCGTCGCAAAGCATTTGCAATTGAAACATCGCAATTTTCCAACGTAAATGTGAGTGTAAATTCGTTATTGTTATTGTGTTGAGAAATGATGGGTTTACTGGTTCTAGTTTTGGAAGAAGAAGAGCTCATTACAACAAATCCAAGTTAATAATAATATATATTCATAATATTAAATCAATTTTTTTAATATTTATTAACCGATAATAACAAAAAATATTAAAAAATAAAATGATAAATAATTTATTTTAATAACTATTTAATATTTATTATTATTTCAATATAAATAGTTATTGCGTTGTTACATTACGTATAAAAATAATTTCAGTTTTTTCTAGAATAAATCATTTTTTATGAGTAGCATTATCTACTATAGTAATTTTTGTGAGAAATCTAAAAAGTTATTACAGACTCTTTCTAAAAGTGCTTGTAGCAAAGAGATTCATTTTTTGTGCATTGATAAACGAGAGAAGGCGCAAAATGGAATCACATATTTGATATTAGATAATGGAGAAAAGATTTTACTTCCTCCGCAAGTAACTCGTGTTCCAGCATTACTTTTGTTGAACAAGGGAAATCAGATTTTGTACGGGGACCAAATCATGCAACACTTGTCTCCCAAGGAAATGGAAATAAATCAAATTGCGACTAATAATAATGGAGAACCGGCGCCCTTTTCACTAACTAGCGATTTTATGGGGCACGGTGTAACATCAGACACGTACAGTTTTTGGGACCAAAGCAGCGACGAACTTTTAGCGAAAGGCAATGGCGGTATGCGCCAAATGTACAATTATTCAACGGTTGACTATTCAAATACTGGAAGAATAGAAACTCCACCTGATAACTATACCCCAGATAAAATAGGTCAGGTCACGTTGGAACAGTTGCAGCAGAATAGGAAAATGTAAGAAATATTGTAGAAAAATATAAATTGAAAATATTTTTTATAAATTCGACTTTTAACAGTCTCACACCGTTAACCCGTTAACCTTGTTCTCTCTGCAAATCAAATCATGTCACTAGATTCATGCGTATATCTTGCTCATCTTCCTTCTCCTCTTCCTCAATATGAATACGTGGTGAGACCTGGCGCTCCTGCTGTAGCACCAATTTTCAGAAAGCCGTCTCACCTGAAGAAATGGGAATCAAACGAACTCAAAGAAAATAAAAAGTATTCGAATGAGATTTATTATGAAAAATTGAGTGCATGGAAAAAACAACACAACTGGCACGATGTTCCACTCATGACATCCATGACAAAGGAAGAAGCTGACAAAGGATTTAGAGAAATAAAAAAATACGAGTTGGAAATAAAAGAAGAAAAGACAAAAAAGGAGGAACAAGAGTCGCGAGGCATTGAGTATGTCGCGCCTTGTATATTTAGGTACTTGATTCCACATGATGCAGATGATGCAAGAGCTGTTGGAACCTTTTATTTGGAATTTTTGTCCAAAATGATGTACAATCGTGCACATGAATTGTGCGCGTGCACGACGTTTGGGGAATTTGAAAAAGTGTATGAACATTCCACTAATTTAGAAAAAGGATTTTGGTTGCTGGGTTTGAGAGAACGAACTGCGCGTCATGCACTTGCAGCATTTTCTGTTGAGTCAAATTTGTTTCCTGGCAGAAAGGCGCCGGCGTCGGCGCCGACAACCAGCACCAGCACTAGCACCAGCGATGACGACGACGTGCCAACAAGAACATCTAAACGACGCAAAACTTTTTGTGAAAGACGTGGAAAATTTGGCATTTGTGAGGTGAAAGACTTGGAAACGCTTGGAAATTCAGCTCCAATAGTGTGGTACATTTCCCCTGAAGAAATGCGAAATATGAAAAGGTTCGAGTTTTGTTTTGAAATCAGTCCAGAAGAAATTCAAGAACTTCATGATATGGCGACTGTGGATGAGTGGTGGGACAACGAAGGATACAGTTATCCTTGGTAGGTTAGTTAGGTCGGCCAAGTCGGTTGGAAGGAATAAATCTAAAACCGAGTCGAACCGAGTCGAACCGAGTCGAACCGAGCCAAACAATATGTGTCTCATCGCATAATGCAGTTTTTCATTTTTTCTTTGTATTCTGACAATCCAATATTTATTTTCATATTTGAAAATGTAGAACCAAATATAGTATCATTTGAACTATTTTCGATGCTACTATTATTATTATTATTGCTACTGTTATTGAATTTATTACGATGTTCGTGGCTTGCGCGCGCATGTTCATCAATATATTTTTTAACAGTTACATTCAAATGTAGTTTCAATTTATCAATATTGTATCCCTTTTTGGCAGAAACTAATGTCATAAAGTCAAACTGTGTTTGGTTGATGATGTCCTTTGGAATTTGAAAGTCATTATTCAAGTCGTGTTTATTGAATATAAGAATCAGCTTAAAATTTGGTGAAAAAAGTGTCTCATTGTCTTGAATATATTTATTCCATTTTGAGATTTGTTCGTCAATATTTTTTTCAATATCAATGACGACAATAATTATTTCAGCAGACCGAGCATACAGTGGAAGCAAAGAATGGAAACGTTCTTGTCCTGCTGTGTCCCATATTTCAATTTTGATGTTGTCTTCAACTGTGTAAATTGTATATGCCGCACCAATTGTCAAGTTGGTATCAGGATTGAATGTGTTGTGTGTCATTCTTTGAACAATGCATGTTTTTCCAACTCCTGAATTTCCAAAAAGTACCAACTTTATTTTTTTGACCATTGTTTTATTTATATTTATATTATTATTCATATGATTTCTCTCTGTATATATTCATATATATTGAAATATAAAATATATATAACTAAAAAATAATATAAAATTTATTTTTATATATTATTATAATACACATATAATAGACATACATATACATAATACAACACATAACAATATAAATAAAATGACAACTGTAAACTGTTCAGGCGAATCAGAATCAGTAAGCAAGTCGTTGATTCTAAAGGGATTTAATCAACATTTTGAAGAGTTTATAGAAGACATTCAGAGTGTATTTCCGGATGATGATGAGGTTACAACGATGAAAAATTTACTATATATTATGAAAAAGACAAATCCGAAATTAATTTTAGAAACTTGGAATTCATATATAACGATTCCATACAAAGAACCCATTGAACAGTCAGATATTTCTTTTTTTATCAATAAAGATTATTCTGATTTGGATATTGTAATTACAGACAATGTTTCAAATTTCATTGAACGTTTGCGAGGATATGTGCGAAACATGACAGAACATGATCAGGAAAAGTCAATGCAGTATGTGAAAAATTTATGTAACTTGACAAAAGTTTATTATTTAAGTTGAAATAATAATAAATATAAATATTTTTATAAAATTATTAAATTATAAAAACACCATTTAAATACTTTATTCTATGTTTTATTATAATTTGACAAAAAGTAATTAAATTATAATAAAATGAAAACTAGTGTTGAAAAGGGTGTTGAAAAGGGTAAGGATATTCCTGATGAATTTAAAAAGGTAATTTTTGATTTCATTGTAGACATTTCGAATACTTTTCCTGAGTATCAAAGTACGTTGCAGTTATTTTTGGATGCGTCTAGAGAAAGAACGGCCGAGTCAGCTGCCGCCGCCGAATCAGTAAATGTTGTTTCTATTTTGTATGAATACTGTTCCAAGGTATATCCAGAGAGATTTTTTGATATTTTATACAAAAATGATAAAATTTTTGATAAAGAGGATGCGGCAAATGTGAATGTGAATACGCATTTTTTGCCAAATATTGATTTTTGTGTTTTATGGAATACCGAGGGAATAAGTGACACAACTAGAGAGACGATTTGGAAATACCTTCAACTCATTTTGATGACAATTATCACAAACATTGAAGATAAAAAATCATTCGGAGATGCTGCAAATTTATTCGAGGCAATAAATGAAAATGAGTTGCGCAGTAAGTTGGAAGAGACCATTCAACAAATGTACAATATGTTTGAGCCGAATTCTAGTGCTGAGTCCGAAACAAATACAAATACAACAAATGATGAAAGCAATGAAAGCAATGGGGGGAAAAAACCTTCTTTTAATTTTTTTGACTGGGCAAAAGACCTTGGCGAAGAAGATGAGGATGATGGAAATAAAGGTACAAAGGGATTTTCTTCAGCCAATGCAGAGTCAATTCATGAGCACATTTCAAGCATTCTGAATGGGAAAATTGGAAAACTTGCAAAAGAAATTGCAGAGGAGACTGCAAAAGATGTCGACTTTGACATGGATTTTGACGAGTCTAAAGGTGATGGTGTAAATTTTCAGAATGTATTTCAGAAGATGTTTAAAAATCCTGGAAAGCTCATGGGTCTTGTCAAAAGCGTTGGTTCAAAACTGGACCAGAAATTTAAATCGGGAGAAATAAAAGAAAGCGAATTAATGCAAGAAGCGAGTGACTTGTTAAGTAAAATGAAAAATATGCCGGGAATGAATAACTTGACCGACATGTTGAAGAAAATGGGCATGGGAAATATGGCAGGAAACATGGGAGGAGGAGGAAAAATGAATTTTGGTGCCATGCAAAGCCAGCTGCAAAGAAATGTTAAGATGACAAAGATGAAGGAAAGAATGCAAGAAAAACTTGCACATCAAAAACTTGCACAGCAGCAGCAACTGCAACAACAACTGCAACAACAACAGCAGCAACTGCAACAGCAGCAACCGCAACAAAAAGTACATACAGTATTTAGCACTGGAGAGATTATAGAGCGAACTCCCATCGATACAAATCCGTCGTCATTCGCACATAATCAAAATAAAAAGAAAAATAAAAAGAATAAATCAAAAAAATAAAATAATTAAAAATAAATAAATAGTATAAGTAGATATATAGATACATTTATTCACCATCCATATTATAGACATTATAGTTATATGACAACAACGGCATCAAACACAACATTGACGCAGACGGCTTCCGATGTTTCTTTTTCCAGCAGCGCACCTGCACCACCCGCGTCCACAAATATGAATAATGAACAACCCACCACGGTTGATAATAGTGCTAGTGCTAGCAACAGTAGTAGTGGCAACAATAATTTAGATAAGGACAAGGGTACTAGTACTCAATTTTGGACAAATCAACCTTCTGTTCTATTTGATAAAAATGAAATGTCAGATTTATGGCCAATGCCGCTCATGTCAGTCGAACAAAAGTTGAATGCAATTACAAGACTTGTTTTATTATTAACTATTTTAGGATTTTTGATTACAAAAAATATTAATATTATTTTCACAGGTTTCATTACTTTAGCTATTTTTGTTATGTTGTACAATACGCAATACAAAATAAATACTTCAGCTTCATCTTCAAATAGTTCCGAACAAAAAAAAGAAGGATTTGTGAATTCTCAATTGTATAACGCTTTAAAACCGCATTTAACAGTTCCGACTATTCAAAATCCCATGATGAATGTGCTTCTACCTGAAATTTCGTATAACCCTTCACGCGACGAAGCTGCACCTTCCTACAATTCAGAAGTTGAAAAGGAAATCAATCAGTCAACTGAAGGGTATGTTGTTTTAGATTTTGAACCAAGAAATCTGACAGAAGCTGAGAAACTTAGAAAAAAACTATTTGCAGATTTAGGAGATAAATATGAATTTGATGATTCAATGAGATTATTTTATACAAATCCGAGCACCACGGTTCCAAATGACCAAAAGGGTTTTGCAGAGTTTTGCTTTGGAGATATGATTTCATGCAAACAAGGTAATGAAATGGCTTGTCAACGTTTTAATCCGCGGTTAGGTAGTGTTTTGAATTAAATAAATAATGGTGTATTTTTTTTTTCATTTTTTTATTATGTTTATATATACTATAAAAATGGCAACAGTAAAAGACTATGTTTTTGATAAAATGGCAAGAATCGGAAATGATACATGCGGTTTGAGTCAAAGAAATGTTCAAAATATGAATGCTGGGAATTATATGGTGCAGAATTTTTTTTCATCTGACTGCACAATGGCAAGACCCATAGAATTTGCGACCAGCCAACCGGGTATTTTTTTCGAGGGAGGACATCAAACCGGTGCAGGTGGATGCAATATTGACATTAACTCGCAGCTTTTGAACGGGAGCATGAGCACACATCCGAGGTGTAAAATTTCATTAAACCAGCGACCTTTCGTTACGGTCCCTTATTTAGGTAGAGGTGAATGTAATCCGCTTTTAGAATCCAAATTAATTCAAGGAGATGTTACAATCAATAAAAGAAGTGTTAACTTGTTGTCAGAACAATGCTATTCAAATTATCTCAATTATCCGCTTATTCCATCGATTGCTTCGACAGTGTCAAATCCGTCCAACTTGGTTGAAGGCGTCGCCGCAGACGGATGGGTCCGTGGAGGAATTCCATCTCGCGAAATGTCGCGCGAAAAAGCATATGCTTCCTGCAATTACAGTCAGGCACAAAATTAAATATAATTATGGGTCATGAATAAAATAATGAAAATTTATAAATAAATAGTATAAATAAATAATTATATAAACATTTATTTATTTAAACAGTATAACGTATAACAACATTAGTATGAATAGTTTATTGAAAATTATTAATGGGAGCGAGTAACTCGAAATTTAAAATAAATTACGAAGACATGCAGTTGGCATCTAAATATTCTTACACTTGTAACAGTGACAACAACGGTAACAATCATAGTAGGTATGCAATTATAAACACGCTTGACCCTCTTTACCAAACATGTTTGATTCCAAATACAATTCCGATAGCTGAAGAAGAAGAAGTTATAAATGATATTATAACAAATTCAAAAAAAACAAAAATAATAATTTATGGATTGAATTCAAATGATGAAAAAGTATATTCAAAATATGAACAACTTATTAAACTAGGAGTGAAACATGTCTACATTTACATTGGCGGCATGTTTGAGTGGCTTCTACTTCAAGACGTGTATGGTCGGGAATTATTTCCAACAACCTCGACAGAATTAGATATATTAAAATATAAACCTCGAAAAATTCTGGATATTTTATGCATCAAAATGTAAAAAGGATGTGTGTCCGCATTTTACCAAGCGCATTCGGTCTTCTCGGTCTTCTCGGTCTTCTCTATACGGATGATGCTGCGACTGTTGTTGGTTACCATCAATGTACGTTTTCAAACGATGCATCACTCCAAGTATTTTTGAAGTGCGCAAGCTATTTATAAACTGATAAATGTCTGCACTATAATCATACACATGTGATTCAACATCTGCATTCAGTGTCAGCGTCGGAATTGTTATATTCGACGAAGAAGGAGTGTTCAACCAGTCATCATGATAGCGGTTGCATTTTTCCAAGTACTCATAACTAATGTTGCTTTCCCCAGGTCTGCTTCTTTTTTTAACTCTGTTCATGCAGGTGTTGGTGCTTGCTTTGAAGTAAACAATGCATGATGGCTCGACATCTTTTGCGAATGCGTCAAACCATCTTGTGTAAATGATGTATTCATCATGTTCAATGTCTTTGGAATCATAAAGCATTTTTGCAAACACGTATGCGTCTGTCAAAAGACAGCGCTCGGTAACAATAAGCTTCACTTTCGGAGTTTTCAATGCTTCTCTTATTCTTAGCAGCCTGGTAATGTAAGCCATCATTTGAAATCTGAACGCATACTTCTTGACATTGACATACAAATTGGTCAAAATGGGAACGCCATTTTCATCTTTCACTTCTTCCCAGTCGCATGTTGGTTCATCAACAAATATTACAGAATCTTCTGACATTTTTTTCTTTCTCATCAACAACGTTACGTATTCTTTCAATTTTTCCTTACCTGTTGTTTTTCCCGAACCAATGTTTCCTTCTATTGATACTATCAAAGATGATGACGTCGACGATGATTTTGATATGCCGTTACCCATTTTACTCGACTCTTGTTGTATCGACTTTTGTTGTATCAACTCTTGTTTCGACTCTTGTTTGACTTTACTATACTTATTAAAATTATTCAATTTTTATTTATATACAAAATATAAGTCAGCATTAAATAAAAATTGATTATAATACTTGATTATAAAATTGTTTATAAAAGTTACATAAACATATAAAGTTAGTTACATTAGTCAATCACAACAGCAGGAGAGATAAAAAGCAAATAATTAATGACAAAAATACAAAAACAAGAACAACAAAATAATAATGTAATAAAAAAACATGATGAAATAAAAAAATCAAAATCAACCCAAACTGTATTATCATTATCAGATATCAATCATATCATGAGTGTGTCAAAGTACTTGCAATCATTTTCGAATTCTGTGGTTGACGATGACAATGGCGTTCATGACGTTCATCACGATGACGACGACGACAACGCGTATGACCACGAAACAGATGATGATGAGGTTGAAACAAAGGAATCAGCACCGGTGTTATCAGATGACGACGTTGGAATGTTACACGAAGAGGCATTATTTATCATTGACGAATTTATTCATTCAAATCCTCTTTTATTCAGCAGTCCTGATTTTGAAAACATGGTATACGACCATGTGCAATCCATGTTGCACTATTATATTAAAAATTCAATGGCAACTTGTGAAGAAGAAGATGATGCTTATGTTTATGACAACTACGACAATGAGAACGGCGGCGAATACAGTGACTCCGGCGAAGATGAATCCACTATATGTATGCAAATCGACGAAATCGTGAATGTTGCAATACACGACTATTTCAAATTTATTCGTCCTCATCGTTCATACAAGTTTTCATTCATTAGAAAGTCTCCAAACATTGAAAAAATGAAAAAGAAAATAGAATTTTTGAATTTGCTTTATCAACCAGAACAAAAGACAGATGAATGGTATAACCACCGACATGGACTTATTACCGCAAGTTCGGTGTGGAAAGTGTTTGGTTCACAGTCAATACAGAACCAGTTAATATATGAGAAATGCATGCCATTTGATCCAACAAAATATAGCCGTGTAAATTCAGAGTCATCTTTACATTGGGGCCAAAAATATGAAGTGCTTTCAAAAAAATTGTATGAAGAAATCAATGGCACAAAAGTTCAAGAATTTGGTTGCATTCGACATCCAAACCCGCAGTATTATTTCATTGGGGCTTCGCCAGATGGAATAAATGTGTGTCCGTTATCACAGCTCTACGGTCGCATGCTTGAAATAAAAAATGTTGTGTCCAGAGAGATTACGGGCACTCCAAAGGAAGACTACTGGATTCAAATGCAAATTCAAATGGAGGTCTGTAACTTACCTGAATGCGATTTTGAAGAAACAAAATTTACCGAATATGAAGATGAAGATGCATTCAATGCAGAGTCAACCGAAGCAAATGACTCTTCTAAATGGAATTATACTACAAGTGGAAAAAGACGAGGAGTTATCGTATACTTTTCAAAAGATGAGAAACCGTTTTACCAGTACGCTCCGTTGACGATTACGACCAAGGCGGAGTTTGATGCGTGGTTTGAAGAAACCATCAATACGTACGAAACTCTTACATGGGTAAAAAATATTTACTGGAGACTGGACGTTTATAGCTGTGTCCTTGTTTTGCGAAATAAGGAGTGGTTCAAAAATGCAATCGTAAAAATAGAAGAGTTATGGAAGACAATTGAAACCGAAAAACAAACCGGATTTGAGCACAGAGCCCCGAAGAGAAATGCGAATGCGAATGCAAAGAAGGAGAAGGAATACAATTCTGAAAACGGGGTTATGGGAACAATAGAGAAAGTGTGTCACCTTCATTTAAATATTTGATAATAAAAACAGAAAAATTTACTTGAAACATTTCACAATCTATAGGGTTCAACAATTGTTTCCGTAAATATCTGACGGTGCATCGGCATCAAACGCGTAAACATTGACGCGCGTATCTTTTGATGAAAAGGGAATCATTGGAGGAAAATGTGGAATGGTTAAATTTTTATTTTCGTATAATGTTCCGCACATGTTTGCAGGGCTGCATGTACCGTTGTTCGGTGTTGCCCAGTAACGAACGTTATTCGTTCTTTGAAGATAACTATTTGGGAAAATAGGATAATATGCCGACATGGACCTACTATCTAAATCCGATAATCCTGGTTCTTTTTGAAGAGGATAGTCTCCTTGTAACAATGGTTTCGTTACGCTCACTGGAAATTCTCCCGGTTGAAGAAGATGCGAAACAAAGTTCTCTCGAGCCGGTGTAAAAAAGAAGGAGCCAATCAAAGCCAGTAATAATGCTAAAATTAAAAATAAAATGTTGTTTGTTTGATTTGTCATACCTGATATAGTTAATGAGATATCGTTATAAGTATTATAATATAAATATATAATATATTATAATATTCATTTTTTTGAATGAAATAACCAAGTAACAAAATAATTATTTTTCACTTTAAATTTATTTAAAATGATTTATTTTGGCACAATATCTGCTCTTTGTTTGATGCACTTGTTGTCTACATGAAATGATGGAACATCTTTTGTTTGCGGAACAATTGATAAAATGCACTTTGCTTTATGTCCGTAAAGCGGTTCGGTGCATCCTTTTTCTTTTTTTTTTGCAAAGTTGAATATTTTTGGAGGAGGGTCATTCTTTGTGCATCTTGACCTAAAATGTTCATATCTCTCCCGCACATCACAATAGGTTAACCCTGATTTTTTATCTAGTCGCTTATTCACAATCTCATGAAGACGATATATGTATTTAGAAAATGTTTCTCTAGATTTCAAATGACACTCACGAATCGGGTTTGCTTTCAAATTATTTGTTAAATTAATCCGACAGTATTTACACGGCAATACGTACCGCAAACTGTAGATAAAATCAGAGTAATGTTTTTTATCTTCTGCTGTTGGGTTTACTGGGTAATTAAAACTCATTGTGTGTAAAAAATGCCACATAGGAGGGCCCCAGACCGATGTAAGCATTCCATCTCCGCTATTATAATCTTTTTTTGAAAATACATATCTAGATTGTGTTGATGACCCTGAAGATTTTTTTTTCGTTTTATTTTTATTTTTATTTTTATAGAGTTTACCTGTCTTATTTTTCATTTTTTCATATGTTGTTGTCATAATAATACGAATGCACAGTGTTATATTCACACAATATTAATTTTTTTTCATTAAAAATAATTAATATTCGTATGTAAAAAAAAAAATTTATATATTATATAATTATAAACATATATAGCAAATATCAGAACATACCATAAAAATGTCAGTTTCAGCAAAATCTGTAAAAACAGCATTAGAAACAATATATTCTAAACGATACATGATAGTAATGTTACTAGTCGCGTGTTTATTTATTTGGATTGGCGTATATGTTTATAAAACATATGTAAGTTCATATTTGGGCTCTTCATTGGAAGGTTATGCATCTGGAATGGGAGATAATGCTCCATCTACTGAAAATGATAAAACTGCCACACTTTACATGTTTGGAACAAGTTGGTGTCCGCATTGTAAAACAGCTAAACCCATTTGGGAAGAGTTTGTAAAAAATAACCAAAATTCAAAGTTTGGCAATTATAACGTAGTATTCAAAAGTGTTGACTGTGATGATGAAAATGAAGGAAAAAAACTTGCAAGTGATTATAATATAAAAGGATATCCCACTTTTAAATTAGAACGAGGACCAGGAGACATTGTCGAATTTGAAGCAAAACCAACATCTGACAATTTTACCAACCTTCTTCAAACGTCGCTTACTTGAAGGGAGGGGAGGAGGGAGCGGGAGTTAAAGAGGGGCGTTAGCTGCCCGTTTAGTAATAATAATTTTCTTCTTCACAGGTTCTGCACCCTTGGGAACGAGCTCGCCGATCACTGATACTTGTTTATCATTTAATTCAAAACGCTGACCTATTACGCGGATGCAAATAAAGTCTTTTTCATTTACCGAATTGAATTGTGAGTTAGATGAATGATGGTCGCGCGATACATATATAATTACGGGCGACTTTTTCTCGTCTAAACTTGTAAAAGCTCGTATACCTGCCTGTGTGATATTTTTCGCATAACAGCAGATTCGCATACCTTCAACCGGACAACAAATGCTACACTCATAAACAACCTCAAATTCAATATATTTACTTGAAAGTGTTCCGCTTGAGAACTTTATGATGCGAACAGATTCCGGCTTTACATATCCTTCAACAATGCACCTACCTTCCACTTTATTAGAAATTGTATTTTTTATAGTCGTTTCCACATTTGAACCAACAAGAATGAACGGAATCACAACCTTTGTTGTCAATATTGTTTTTGAATACAAGTCAGGTTCTTCTGGTGTTTTTTTTTGTATACTTGACGATGACGACGACGACATTATACAGTATATATAATATACTCTATTATATATTCTTTATATTCTCTATATTTTTCAATTTTTTTATTTATTAATTTTTTTTTAATAAACAAAAAATAAAATTACAAAATTACAAAATTACAAAATCATAAAATTACAAAATCATAAAAAAATCAATTCAGTTTTTTGACAACTAAATAGAGTATATTGCTTCAACCATATGAAGATTCCATCTTTTATTATTTAATTTAATGTGATTATAAAATTGGAGAATAATTTCTTGTAATATACAATATGTGATTTGTGTGAGATTTTGAGGTATATCGATAGAGTGTTCAAATTTATATTGTTCCAAAATGTCTTGTAGCGTGCGTTTTTTTGTTGGAGATGTACTACACACACTTCCGCGATTTTGACTTTCTTTCACTTTAAATGCAACACCATCTTTTATAAACTGCGTAAATCCCAAAAACTGCGCAAAATTTGTTTTATCAATTTTGAATTTACTGGTTAACTGATTACGCTCATCGCTCGTCAATTCACTTTGATTAAAAAGACTCCACTCATCTGTTTCATTTTTTTTATAAAATATTGAAATATCCTTTGACACAGTAGCAGGTGCATCTTTTAAAGGAACAAACATGTATGCACCAGACTCACCTTGCATTTTTGTAACAAACCTGTTGAAATACTTCAGTATGTTTTTAGCGCATGTCGGAGCAAATGTATCTGCCACATATTTTGCCTCTTCATATGCTATCTTCGTTTTCGAACTGGCTTCATCTTTTATTTTTTTTGAAATATTCTCTATCTCATTTAAATGAATGATCAACGTATTCATTTCATTGAATGTCAAACGGTCCATTACATGAATAAAAACGTACCAGTACACTTCATCTAGCTGTATGACTCTTTCGATTACATTTATCATTTCGCTGCAATAAATATACCATATTCTATCTCTCGATATCATTGGTATTGCGCCTGAAATTAATTTCAATACTGGATCTTGTGCATCCGCTATATCATTTTTTATTTTTTTACTCAGCACTGTATTTATAGCTAAATTATATGTGTATGAAACATTTGAAATAATATTTTTTACATATTCATACTCCTTGATTTTTTTTACTTCTTTACTCCCAGTGTCGCTTTCTCTCTCGCCATCCCCATCCCGTAATGCACCAACGTTTTCAACTTTTACATTAACTTTATCGCGTTTGAAAGGGATGGGCGTGCTTCGTTCAAATACACTAATGGTTTTATCATTCAATTCAACGGGTTGAAAAAGATAATAATCTCCAATATTTATCAAATTTCCGTATTTTCCATAACAATCCGAAATATACTCGTTTTTATCACTTATCATCTGTGTGAGTGCAAAATTAATTTGTAACTCCGAATACGTTTTGACACGATTTATAAAGTGAATTAAATCTATTTTTGTGTAAAAGTGTCTCTCTTTGAACGCAGATTTTATGATTCTAATAATATTTTCAACATTCATCAAAATAAATGTTTCATTAAATGTCCCCATATTGACATCTTGCTCTTTCAAATTGGCGTTTGGAGTGCATGTATACTGACAACTTTTCATATAGTCGCATGTTGATGTAAATGGCTTGTCGCCTATTCTATAATTAAGTTTTTTTCCAGTTGATAGTGTTAACTCAACTTCGGTGTCAATATTTTTCTCTGTAAAATTACTCTGATTTATATTTAAGATGCAGTCGACGGAAGATTCTTTTAAAATTCTGCTAACAATTCCCATTTTAACTGCTTTTGTTTCAGAAAAGCGATACATTGCTAAATCTGCTGATTCTTTTCCGCTTTTCAAAATAGTTGCATGTAAAAAAATTTGAACATTTCTTTTATCAAAAGGTAAATTTTTATGGCTACATGTTCTAACTCCGCGACCTATAATTTGTTCAACTGCGCTCATGTTGTACCAGGGGTCCATGACATGTATTTGGCGAATATTTTTCAAGTCAACTCCTTCTGACCCTGACTTTGAAATAATAACAACTTTACACATCGAACCGTCGAGATTTTTATCGGAACGAAGTGCGTTGATTTCTGCGTCATTATTCGGTGAAATGTATTGATTACCGGTAATTAAAGCATACTTTAGTCCATTTGATTTTATTGAAACGCTATTTGAAAAAAATGATTTTGATGACACATTTTCATTTTTGTATCTTGTAAATCCCAATTCTTCCAACGCAAGCGCCATTGGAATTATTCCACTCTCAATGAAATAAGTGTATATCAGCACAATCCCTTCACAAAAGGTACTTTTAGACGGTACTTTTTTATTATAAGTTGAAACAATATTATCACATATGGATTTTATTTTTGAACTGTATTCTCCAATTTGCTCTGGTGAAAATATTCGATTTTTCGAATTTTTATATACATACTGACCTTTTTCTTTTTTCATTACATTCAATAATCCTTTCTCTCCATACGTGTATTCAAACTCTTCTTCTTCGTCGTCGTTCTTGAATGGGTATGTCATATTCAAAATTTGTCGAAATGATATCAAGTCATTGATTGTGTATCCTGAAAGCGCACTGTTATCACCAATATCGCCAATCTCATTGTACTCTTCCATAATGTCACTTTTCGGGTCAACATCTCCGATATTTACTCTCCTTTCTTCGTGTTCCTCCATTTTTTTCAATTTTCTCTCGTATATCTCATTTTGATGTTTTCCAATATGGGTAACATACACATCTACATGTTCTAATCCAGGAACCGTTGTTTTGTCGTCAAACGTAAACTTGGGATAAGAAATGCTTCCTCTTATTTTTTTTTCTCCATTATAAACCTCTTGCTGTTTCAATGCATTTTCTTTAGAAAATTGCGATGGAAATATTCGATATGGAAATGTATACGGATTTTCACCGCGCACATATGATATATATCCAATAGATGCCTCTTTTAATTTTTCTTTGCCAACCTCTTTTCCTTGAACAACCAATAGATTATTATTAGAATCAAACAAGTCGCTTGAATGGATGCGAGGGCGTCTGTCATTTACTCTCATTAAATTCAAAAGCCATACAATTTCTTTTGGATCATTGAACATTGGCGTTGCCGATAAAAATAATAATCGCAAATTTTCTGCATATTTTACAAGGTTCATCAAATAAGCTGCATCTTTATTGTTAGATTTCAAATTATGAACTTCATCAATAATTATTAATCTATTATTAAAAAATTTTCTCATTTTTTTTATTCCTTCACGACTTATTTTGATTTTTATTTCCGCTTCTTCTTCCGCTTCTTCTTCCTCTTCTTCCTCTTCTTCCTCTTCTTCCTCTTCCGCTTCCTCTTCCGCTTCCTCTTCCGCTTCCTCTTCCTCTTCCGCTTCCTCTTCTTCCGCTTCCTCTTCTTCCGCTTCCTCTTCTTCCGCTTCCTCTTCTTCCGCTTCCTCTTCCTCTTCTTCAGCCTCTTCCTCCTCTTCCTCCTCTTCCTCCTCTTCTTCAGCATTTTTTTTACCCTTTTCGTCCTCTTTATTCACAATTTTAGATTTTTGTATAATTCCTTCACCACTAATCAAAGTTCTTATAATAGATGAAAATTTTTGATATCCAAAAAACATGTATGATTTTTTTATTATTTTACCAATTTGTTTTTTTATTTTTAATTTAATCTTTTCTTCCTCTAATGCATTCCCAATTTCTTCTTGATCAATTTCAAACAAATGTAAATTTATCTCTTTCAAATACTTACTGCCAGTGCATCCGTTTATTGTCCATTTTCCTGATTCATTTCTGTGTAATTTATTAATATCGAATAATTCCTTTTTGAAATTATTTTTCACATTGATATTTGAAACAACGATTATTTCTTCTTTTATTCCCATTTGATTCAAATATTCTCTCATATTTTCAGATACTCCGATGGCAGAACACGTTTTTCCGGAACCTAGACCATGATACAAGAGCAAGCTATTGTATGGCGTTTGAAATGACATGAAATTTTTTACAAAGTATTGGTGTGGTTGCAATTCGTATGTTGCATTGCACATTTTATCAGCATGTTCTTCCAGTTCTTTATTTCTGTAAATTTTTTCATTATTCATTGTATCATAAAATTCTTTTTTTTCTGATATTTTTATGTTGAAGTTTTCATCATTTAAATCGGGATAAAGAAAATCATTACTAGAAGAAACACTTACACCTGAAATTTCATTTTTGCGTGGAATTATTTTTATTTTTTTTTTTGCTTGCACTTCTTCTACAACTTCCACTTCCTCCTCCTCTTGCTCTTCACCAATGACCCTTTTCGCCTTTTTCGGTTTTATTTTAATTTTCATAATTTTCTTTTTCTTTGAAGCACATCGATTTTTTTCAGTTTTATAACATGCTTCATCATGCGACGTGGCATTTACATCAGGATTATAAATACACCTTTCGGTTTCTTCATTGTACTTGCAAAATAATTCCCCGGTTTCTCCGGTTTCCCCGGTTTCTCCTGGTGCTGCTGCTACTGCTGCTACTGGTGCTACTGGTTCTGCTGTTGCCACCTCTTTTACCTCTTTTACCTTTTTCGCCTTTTTCGGTTTTATTTTAATTTTCATCATTTTCTTTTTCTTTGAAGCACATCGATTTTTTTCAGTTTTATAACATGCTTCGTCATGCGATGTGGCATTTACATCAGGATTGTAAATACACCTTTCGGTTTCTTCATTGTACTTGCAAAATAATTCCCCGGTTTCTTCTGGTGCTGCTGCTACTGGTGCTGCTAGTTCTGCTGTTGCTGCCTCTTTTACCTTTTTCGCCTTTTTCGCCTTTTTCGCCTTTTTCGATTTTATTTTAATTTTCATCATTTTCTTTTTCTTTGAAGCACATCGATTTTTTTCAGTTTTATAACATGCTTCGTCATGCGACGTGGCATTTACATCAGGATTGTAAATACACCTTTCGGTTTCTTCATTGTATTTACAAAATGTTTCCCCGCTTGCTGCTGTTGCTGCTGCTGCTTCACTTTCCATAAATGTGTATAATTATACAAAATTAAATAACTTGAAAATGATAATCTATAATATAAACAAATAATATATTATAGATTTATACTCATTTTTTTCAACAATAAATACAACATTTAATCATTCAAATCATACCGCATGTATCATAAATTTATTCAAAGTATTGTTAACACTTGTAATTATATTTTTTTTTTCAACATTATATGGTCGGATTATTTTCATGCATTCTTCATATGATAACCACTTCATATTTTTTACTTCTGACTTTTGATAATCATTTTTTTGTAAAGTCTCTCTGCTCATGTATGATAAATAATATTTATTTTTATATGACTTAATGTTTGACCCGATAAATATTTCTTCAAATGGAACCACATTATTTATCTGTTTCAAACAATATTTGTCATATCCTGTTTCTTCTTCAAACTCTCTAAATCCACAGTCTAAATCTTTTTCTTGATGATTCCTCCGTCCTTTCGGAAATCCCCACTCTGCCGTTTCCCAATTTGTTGTTGACGACGAAACAATGCTTTCTAAATTATATTTTACACCCGACGACATTTCAACACCATTTTTTAACTGTAAAAATTTACTCTTCGAAACCTGCTCTTCTCCTCTGTATTGTATTCCAGAGTACTCACCCCATAGTGACGACCACAATTCATCAAACGATTTTGTTAATATGTCATTTTTTTCATATATTGTCATTTCATCAATAATATTTTTGATATACTGGTAATTATAAAGTGAATATTTTCCGCGAATAAATTCTACATAACCAAAACTATCAGTCCTTTGAATCATCAAATACTCATACTTATTATCATATTCTTCACACTCTTTTTCACTCATTTCTTCCTCCATTTTTTGATACTCGCTCGTTTTTCGAAACGCAATGACACCTATACTCGTAATGGGAACACTACAATTTGAATACATGTGACCAATTTTACCACAGTTGTTACAATAATTTCCATTTCCGTGACCGCTGTTGTTACCATCGTTATGAACAAACTTTTGCATGTTTACCTAATTTTATTTTAGTTTTTACTTTGTTAAATATTATTTTATAACGGATAATAAGTTATATGTAAAAGATAAAATCTTTTTATATTGTTTGAATACAAACACAAATCAACCAACCAACCAACCAACCAACCATTACCAAATATGAAAACCACAGCCACACCAACAGCCACAACCACCACTTTAGACCCTAACGTATGGGGTCCGCACTACTGGTTTGTGTTACTCACAATCGCAACATCCTATCCTAAAAATCCCAACGATGTTACAAAAAAAAAGTACTATGAATTTATTCAAAACTTACCATTGTTTATGCCATCCAGTGCAATCGGCAATAGTTTTAGTAAACTATTAGACACATTTCCAGTTACTCCATATCTCGACAGCAGAGATTCGTTCATTAAGTGGGTTCATTTTATACACAATCGAATCAATGTTTTGTTGAATAAAGAAGAAATATCCCTTCATGATGCTTTAGAAATTTATTACAATAACTATAAACCTAAACACGTTGTCGCGAGAGAAAGATACAAACATTGGCAAAAAATTGTATTTATCATTATTGTAATGTTATTTTTGGGATTTATTAAATACAATATGAGTAAATCAAATTAATTTTTACAATGGCTCAGATATTTTATAATCCAAGGAGATAATTTGTCCCGATAGGTAGGTTGGTCGACCATTTGAGCCTCCAACTGTCCATGTTTCAAAAGGTAATTCTTGATATCTTCAGAAATTTGGTTGTTCATGTTTTTTATATAAATTATATATTATATATATCTTGAAGTTCAATTTTTATATATTATTATTTTAATATAGGCAAACCAAATATTAAATTCACCAAAACAATAAATAAAAATTAAATGTCAATAACGAAAAAAAGAAAAATGTATATGACCGGAGGAATTCCAATATATCCAGGAGGATTTAGTTGCGTATTTAAACCACAGTTGAAATGTAAATCGAAAAATAAAAATAAAACACGAAGGAATTCAAGTCAATTCAATAAGAGGTCGGGTATATCAAAATTATTATTCAAAGAACATGCAAAGTTAGAGATGGATAATATTCATTTGTTTTATAATGCTTTAAAGCGTATTCCAAAGTCTCACAAGTATTTCCTTTTGACGAAATCAAAGATTTGTTCGCCTGCAAAAATACCAAAGCGCGACCTGAAAGGGTTTGACAGCATGTGTTCAAATTTCACAAATAATGATGTATATGAGTCAAATATAAATGCAAATATTGAAAATTTGCGATTGATAAATATGCCGAACGCCGGAGTCTCGATTAATGAGTGGCTATCAAACGCAGAGCTAACCAATGCGCGAATCATTCTTTTTAACAAGATGATGTCAGAACTCATTACAAATGCCATTGTCCCAATGAACAGAGTAGGCGTAATTCACAATGACATCAAGGAAGATAACATTTTAATAAGTTCATCAAAAACAAACCCAAGACCAACCATTATTGACTGGGGAATATCAGGTATATCAACATCACATAATCCTATCCCAGAAATTATTATAAATAGGTATATTTCTGTATCGAATCCATTTAGCAGCATCATTTTTACATCAGATTTTATGATAAGTTATAGTGGGTTTTTAAAAATGCATAATAATCCATCATCTCCTTCATTTCGCGAAGAACTCTCCTCGTTTGCACTTTCACAGTACTTGAAATTTAAAGATATTGGACACTACTCGCATATTGAACGATTTTTTATTGCCGCGTTCACCTATAAAGAACATTACATGACCCATTCCCATCAAGATGAACAATATTACAAATCCGAATTCGAATCCGATGATTTTCACAGTAAAGTTATTGAGAAAACATACCACAGGTATGCATCCGCATACATTACTGACGTGTTGATTCATTTTACCGACTTTGACACAGCATCAGGAGACGGAATCCCCAAATTTCAATATGCTAAATATTTTACTGAAGTATACATATTCAATTGCGACATATGGGGAGTTATGTGTTGCTACAATATATTTTTTTCAGTTGTAAAAGAGTCTAGAATCATTCAACACGTCAACACGACAAAGTATTTCAATTTCCTGGCGCGACTTTTATCGATATTTACCAATCAAATCATGGTCAATGGTCATGAAAAAATTAATGTTAAAAAATTAACTAACTCGATTACGAATTCATTTCATTAATTTTTCATTGATTTCATTAGAATGAATGAGTGAGGGAGGAGTTTACACAAATTGTGCATAATACGATGAGGTGATTATAGAACTTTTGTGGTGAGGCATGCCGTCATCATTATCATCATAGAGTGATGGTTCCACATAAGGAGCGCAAGATGATTTTTTCGCAACAACAATATTAACCGCATTGTTTATAATGTCATTTACAATTGCATCCACAGTTGCATGTATGTTATGAGCATCAGGAAGAGCATCAGGAAGAGCATCAGGAAGAGCATCAGGAAGAGCATCAGGAAGAGCATCAGGAAGAGCATCAGGAGCATCAATAGCAAAAACAGGATTTGGTGCCACTTTTTTTCGCATTTTAATTATAACATAATCATCTTCATCAAATTCATATTTTTTTTTATTTACATTTGCACTTGCATTCACTATTTCATTCATTTTTGTTTTTTGAACCAAAACTTTATCTTCTAAATATTCTTTTATTTCAGATGAATAATTCGCAGTATAATTCAACAAACTACTCACAACATTTACAACATGATAAACTCCTGTAATCAAATAATACTGAGTATAAAATAAATATTTATTTTCTTGAACATCTTTTTCTTCTTTATGAACTTCTTCTTCTTCTTTATGAACTTCTTCTTCCATTATTATTTGTATTTGTATATTATAATAAAAAAAAACCTTTATTATAATTTCAACTTTATATTTCTCTTCATGAAAAATAAGTATTGAAAAAAATATAAATTGAAAAAAAAATATATATTTTTATTTTTTGTAGTTTACAAGATTTTCAGAGATTATGGATACTGCTGCTAGTCAGCAGCACATGACAACAGTAACAGCAGCAGCAGCAGCAGCATGCGGCGGAGGACAAGGACGAAAGGGAAAAGAAAAAGGACAAGGGCATGAAGCTTGCAAAAAACAGCTTATGCTTCTTCAAAAACAAATGAATGATGCGCTCAGCAACAAACGCAGCGATGAAATGCGCAAAATTGTTGATGACAACTCTACATTGATTGCAACCACACGAGAAAAGGGCATTATCACCATGACGTTGCGATTTGCAATTCAAGAAAGCGACAATGCATTGATTGAATCATTGTTTGGTCGCCTATCGATGAAGCGTGACTATTTTGAGTTGATGGTTTACAAAGGTGACCCAGCGTACAGCGCTCATTTATTTGAAACATATGTCGATTTCGCATTGTTGGAACAAAAAGACATTCGATTCATGATTGAAAACGGCTTGACCCAGTTGCTTCGTCACTTGGACGGCAAATTTCTGCATGATGCAGGTGGAACCAAATCTGAATTTGAGAAGTCTTCAACTCTGCGTCGCTACTCGCTTCAAAATTGCGGTCACTACATCGAAAAAATCATGAAAGTCATCGAGAATAACGTGACGAAAGCCATTGCGGAAGATGAAAAGAAAAAAAAGAAAAGTCACCTTCCTCACGACATTTTGAAAACCCTGCAAAAAACTTTCGCCGCTTACGATATTATAGTTGACGGTGGAAGCGTTTTACACTCGCGAAATGGTCAGCCCAATCCAAATGATTTGCGCAAAATGATTGACTTGTTGAAAACGCGCGGGCATTCGCCGCTTGTTGTCATTCACGCATCGCACACCAACGTCAAACTGAACCCGACATATGCCCCAGATGTGAACAAAATTCTTGAAAAACAAGATGGTATCACTTTCATTACAACTCCGTCGGGTTTAAAGTTGAACGATGACCTGTTCATTCTGCTGGCATACTTGACTCGTACAGACCGCGGACTTCCATGCAGCATTATCACGCGTGACACATACACTGACCACATGGACACTTTCAAAAACACGCAAAAGAATGTGTCGGATGACTTTGGCAAGTATTTGGCAACTGACTTGATTTCATACACGAATGATGCATTCGGCCAAATGCACGTGCCTCCCACCCAAACAAAACCATACTCCAACTGCATTCAAATCGTCGAGCCGTATGCATACATTCCGCTACTGCCCACAACGCCAAGTATGCCACCCCCCGAATTTAGTCAAATACTTTTGTAGATTTCATATTGATTGAGGGAGTGGAGGAACCCTCGGGTGCAAATTGTGTGCGCCCTAATTTTTTTTTCTTAAACATTATATATACAAACAATAATAATGCCGGCTGCTAAATCAAAATGTGTAAAACAGACCCAGAAAAAATATACGACAAGGTCGTCCCCTCCTTTTCCTGCCAACGAATGTAAAAACCAAACAAAAAAAGGTAATAATGGAAAGTTCTTTAAATCAGTCGAAGATAAAAATGGCGTTTACAAGTGGATTGCATTAAAAATTACAAACAAGACTAGACGTAATTAACTTGAAATAAATTATATATATTTATTTTTTTAATATTTATTTTATCTCTCTTCTCTCTTGAACCCTGAATACAAGTTTTTTTCCAAAAGTAACATGGATGTATGAATTGCTCGGTTTAGGATTGTATGGATTTACGATGGCTCATTTTAGAGAGAAGAGAGATAATTCAAAAATCAAAAAAAAAAATAAACAAAAAAAAAATAAAAAAATAAAAATAAAAAAATAAAAATAAACAAAAAAAATAAAAAAATAAAAATAAACAAAAAAAATAAAAAAATAAAATAAAATTTACAATATTTTAATTTATACAAAAATATAAATTATAATAAAAAATTATTATAAAAGTTTAATTATACAATACGCACACAAGTATGAAATTCAAATTTGAGTTCATTATTTTTATTATTACCGCCGCATTAATTTTAAATACTTATTATGATGGAAAATATTTTAAAATGGTTGAAACGGCAAACGCACGAAAGTATATTAAAATGGCAACATTTGGATTTTTTGGATTATCCATGTATTTATTTTTAAAAAAGAACCCGGCAAATTCTCAGACAATAATGCATCATGCAAATGAATTGATTAAATATATGCCGATTAGTCGAGAATCAGCGGACATGTTGACACCATTTTTCGATATGACAAATAAACGCGCATTTTTCAAAGGAGCAGCGGGTGATAACGACGACGAAGCAGAAGACTGGTCCAGTTCTACATCTAGGCGACAACAATACAATATAAATAAAATGATGAGCTCGGGAGGAAATTCAGGGACCGGCGGTGGCGGCGGTGGCGGCGGAATAAAAGCCACAAAACGAAGTGTGAGCGAATCGAAAAAGAAATTCGTGGCAGCCCAACAATCGTGGAGATGCGGCGACTGCAAACGACAACTACCTAGTTGGTTTGAAGTGGACCATAAAATTCGCCTCGAACACGGTGGTTCTAATGCAGTGGATAATTTAGTGGCATTGTGTCGAGACTGTCACGGAAAAAAAACAGCATTTGAGAATTTTTAATACTACCGGTGGTTATTATGTGGTTGTGGTTATTAAAATATAATAATTTATATATATAAATAAATATATTTCGTTTTAACAAAAATATTTTAAATGAACTCAATGAATCCTGGTGAATCTACAATGTCTACTATAACTATATTATCTTTAGTTGTAGTCGGATGTATTATTATAAATGTTTTTTTATACCTTTCTCAAGATATATGGATAGGTGGTCTATTTACTGCCCTATTAGTTGTTGCAATCGGACTGACATATCGTTACAATGAGGTTTTTAACTTGAACATAACAAATTACAGTATTTCCACACTATTACAAACGTATTTTGTTCCAATTCTAACATATATTACGTGGGTTGGTGTATTTTACTGGTTGATAAAAGCAATTTATGATATTGAAGAAAATCCAGACAAAAGCAAATTTTCATTAATTTCTGCAGCAGCTTTAACTATACTTCTTCCCATTTTAGTGGGAATTTTTACAGCCTACCGTGACCAATCCACTGGTAAAAAAATATTGTATGGACTATTTGCCACATTTGTTTTATTCATTGGAATATATAGTTACTATATTTATACTTTAAGCAACGGTTGTAACAATCGCATTGATAATACAATCTGTTGGACATATGCCGCACATATCACATTTGCATGTTTTATTTCATTAACAGCATTTTTTATTTGGTTGTCAACAAAGAATGTATCAAAATATTTTCAACTACTACCGAGTTCTTTATTGATTGACCCAAAGTTGCCACTCAGTATATTTTCCGTGGTTATTTATTTACTGTGTTGGATATCATGGGTGATTGTATTTTTTCGTCATTCAAAAATATCAGATTTTTTTCAGGATGAGAAGGATGACGTTGTGAATAGAATATTTACATTAATTGGATTATTGACGTTGATATTGTTATTTATAAAACAAAATGAAACTGGAACAGAATTAATAAATATAATAGTGGAATTTATTAGACTACCGGTGTCTACCATCTTACTGCATGTATCTATCTTAACAATATTTATAATTTCCTTGTACTCTTCAGTAACATATATAACACAACAACAAAAAAATAATATTCATAGTACTGAAGTTAATAACATAATTTATGTTTTATTTGGAATTTTATGTCTTTTTTTTGTTAGCTATTTAGATGTATTATTTCAATTTATAAGAAAAAAATATGGTTGGAAATGGGTTATTATATTTTATTTAATATTATTTGGTATTATATTTGACGCATATTCTTATTGAATGAATAGACAATGTTTCAAATATTAATTTTATTCATTTATTTTATATAGTATATTATAAAGATATTATATAAAACATCAAACCAAACACATAATTCAAACACACATAATCTAAAACAAAAGTAAAATAAAATGGTACTTTCTACAACTGTCTACTATATTATGTATTTAATAATAATTTTAATAATAGCCGGATTATTATATGGTTATATTCATAACATCATTCATGACTGGACATTTCTAGTAGCAATAATTATAACATTTATAATTACAGGATTTTTCAAGTATATCGGAATACCAAACATTTATGTAGTCATCATTTTTTTATTATTATTAGCTTGTTCACTATTTTTCTTGAATAAACTTGCAGCAATTATTATGTGTTCGATTCTTGGAATACTAATGCTTCACTTGCTGTATAAAGTGGTTGTAAAAGGTGTAAACGTGACTCAGGAGGTCAATAATTTTTTTAATGACATGTCAGTATCATCAATGTCAGGTATATGGGAGTCAATCAAAAAAATTGCCAACTTCATATGCGGCTACAACATCAAAGGATTCTTAACACAAATTGTAAAAAATTCAATGTTAATCATTTTTTTCATGTATTTAGCCCTAGTTGTATATATTTATAAAAAACAACCGTTTCAAATCGTATCTGACAACAAATCTATTTTCTTATTCATCTTTTTATTCATCGGGTTTGCACTTTTGTCATTGCTTGCAATGGGATTTGAAGCATTTGTGCCCTTTATAACATCATTCTTAAAATACACAGTGTTGATCGGAATCGTCCTAGGAATCATTCTTGCAATTTTACACGTTTACAATAATGTTCCCGTGATTGCAAATACGGTTCTTTTTGTCATAAACATTGCAATACTTATTGGCATTTTTACCATGATTGTCAAATTCATTGGCGCAGAAGCACCAGGTTATATTTCTGGACCACCTACATGGTCAAGCTTACTTTTTAAAATGCTTATTTACTTACCTTGTTTGTGTTTGAATTTCGTTGATTCAATTAAAACAGAGTTGAAACTAGCACAGACGACAGGCTGGACCTATGTTATTATTCTTATTATTGAAATCATACTAATTGCGTTATTATTTATTCTTCCAAAAGCTTTTGATGCTGTTATTAATCATAACGGCGAAGTTATAGTGGACAGTGTACTGCCTCTTAATGTGTCAAATACATTACAAGCAAGTAGTTCAGATTCAAACAACAACAGTACATCCGCTCTGACGCCATCTCTTGTAGATAGTGTAATCAACAACGAGCCGATTTATAATTATGGACTGTCTGCATGGTTTTATATTCACCCTCAACCTCTCAATACAAATTCAAGTTATACTAAAAGTACTGTTGGTGTAAGTATACTGAACTTTTCAGGAAGTCCGACCATAAGTTACAACCCAGTTGATGCAAGTGGCAATGCAATAAATGCAATCGTGGTTAGCGTTACAGGTAGTACTCCTATAACGACCATTCCGTCAATTCCTTTGCAAAGATGGAATCACTTATTTATAAATTTTAATAATGGCATTATGGACGTATTTTTAAACAATAAATTAGAAAAAACAACATCAAATATTTTTCCAAATGTTATGACAAATTTAACTGTAGGAAAAGATAAAGGTATATACGGCCAAGCATGTAATGTTATGTACTTTCGAAATCCTTTAGGCAGTGACGCAATTTCGTGGATATACAACACACACAAAAACTTGAATCCGCCATTATCTCCAAACTTTTAACTTGACGATATAAATTCAAAAATTATAAAATCGTTTCATTTAGAAATAATAAAAATAAAAAAAAAATAAAAAAAAATAAAAAACATAATATTTATTAATTATTTCAATAAAAAAAATATAATTAATAATAATAATATCTAATACAAATTATATAGGTTAGTTTTATTTCTCACTACTACCATAGAACAGTAATGGATTTCTCTTTTACAACGGTTATTATAGTAATACTTTTAATTATTATTATTTATTTTGTTTGGACAATGCTTTCTTCTTCATCTTCAGTTGCTTCGACTGGTCATCAAGATGCAAGAAGTAAGACAAGTATTAATGTTCCAGTAAATACTAGTTCGTTCTCATTTGTTACTTGGCTTTACGTAAGTGAATGGTCACAAACACCAACAACATCAAAAAATATTGTTTCTAACACAGGGGGGACGCAAGATATAACTAGATTCAATTTAAGTTTAGATAGCAATAATAATATTTTGAACCTCTCTATAGGAAATGGCAGCACTCAACCAACATCAGTGCAAAACATACCACTTCAGACATGGGTATGTATTATTGTGTCTGTTAATAATGGTAACGCAGTAGACATTTATCTCAACGGAAAACTTGTCAGCACAACAAGTTTGTCAGCAACATATTCTTTACCTAGTGGAAGTTATGATGTAGGTGGTGGAATTACTGGTTTAATAAATGTAACATTTAACCCCGAACCAACAGGACCACAGGATGCTTGGAACATTTATTCTAGCGGAGATGGAAGTGGAACTGGAAGTTCTGTTACCGACTTTTTCAATAAATACAAAGTTCGTTTCGCTTTTGTGAAAGACAACGTGGAATTATCTAAACTCGATATTTAATATTTGATTTATTAAATTATCATAAATAAAATAAATTATAACTATAATTAATATATTATAAAATTATAGTTATAAATCTCTAATAAAATGTTATTTTATGGTAAAGAAATAAATATATTTTATATTATTTTGCTTGTAATTTTTATTTTTGCTGTTTATATTTCAGTTTCATTTTACATGCAAGAAAAACAAAGCGTCGCGCTAACAACATCTTCACAGTCCATTTTGAATACAAATAATTCTTCACCGATATCTATTCCACCTGATAAATTGTTGAACAGAGGTGCTTTTGCAATATCTTTTTGGATGAATATAAATTCATGGGTGCCAACAGATGCAAGTGCAAATTTTAATGTCATATCGCTTGAAAATAATAGTTCAACACCACAAGTAAATATATTCAAGTTGTATATTGATTCAAGCTGCAACTTAGTTTATAGTAGTTCTATTAGCGTTAAAAGTCCATACAATATAATGTGGAACTCGCAATCTTTGCCAATCAAAGAATCAGTAAATGTGATTTTAAATTATAACGGCGACGATGACTATGTCGAAGATGAAAATTATTTAGATGCATCTGGAAATCCAAAACCGATATATAATATGAACACTGGATTTACAAATAAAAATCGCGCTTTAGATGTGTTTATAAATGGGAGACTGAATAACACAATCATACTGACCACTTCACTAACAAGCACCAAAGAAAGCACATGTGCCAGCAATTCAGTGTGCGTGTCGTACACTGACTCATCCATGAATTACTTTACGAATAATAATATTCAAATCAGTGTTGGAGAATCAGCTAATATTACGCCTGGACCTATTGGAACAATATCCAATGTCAATTTTATTAAAGGTGGGTGTTCAATTGAAGATGCGCAAAGTATAAACAGAGCAGGAAATTCAAGCAACATATTAGATGACTTATTTTCATACAAAATTCGATTCGGTTTAGTCGAAGATGGGAAAGAAGTAAAAGTATATGACATATGACGGACGGACGGACAGACGGACAGACGGACGACCGACGGACGTATCAGTGAGCAAGTAATACAACAAATTCAAAAAAACAGAATTAAGAACAGAATTAAGAACAGAATTAAGAATTACAGCATGCCAATTGTTTATTTTCACGATACTTATTCAAGCGAATAAAACCTTCAAGCGGAAAGCTTCTATTCTTAACGAAATAATTATTTGAAACACTTGTTCCCTGAAAATTGCCGGCATTTGCCATGGTTGCTCCGTATGCCGAATATAATGAAAATCCGTTGCTTGTTATCGTGTCTGTTTTCAATTTTTGAAGACGCGTGCTTCCCGAAACAGCACCTTGTCGCGCAAACTGTGTGTTATTTGGCTTATAGATTGTACTACAATAATTATTTGCAGGTCGATTGAGGAGATTGTTATTATATGTTTTTGGATTCGTACAATACTTTGACTCGTAAACTTGCGGGCCATTTTGCGCATCTATCGGGTATAAAAATTCAAATGGAATATTATCATTTACGCTAGGATAGTATATACAACCTGGTTTTTTGGTAGTCGAAATTCGTTGAACTGCAGTTCTGCACCTAGACTGCAAATAACCCGTCGTGGTTTCATAATAAGACTGGCTCAACGTGGAAATGCCTGACCGGATTCGATTATTTTCAGGGTTGCACGAGATGCGCACTGTGTCATAAACGCTGGTAATAATTTCATAACTTGTGTCGGGGTTAATTTCATCTTTTTGGTCCGGAATTGGTTCAGCAATCGGAGTTATCGGAGTAACAAAATAAATATCCGGAACAGTTGGCTCATTGTTTTCATAAACAATGTCATAAATGGTGGCAGCCCCTGGAATATCAAGAAAAATTTCTTCTATAATTGGAGTGCTGATAAAATGTATCGGAATAGATATTGCACCATTATTTTGAATTTTTTCTTCTTTATCACACTTATTTTCTGCATAGGAGTCTGCTATTTGAAATGAATTCCCACCTGTTTCAATGCATTCGCATGACTCTGCATTTGTTTTATACACGCTTGACCCCGGCGTATCCATGAGCTGCACCGTCGCCATTCGTTTTTGGCTAGAATTGTCTGTTGATGAATTTGTGGGAACTAGCTGCTTGCGCCAGTGCTTTATCGGGCGCGCCTTAAACTCCGGTCCTATAAAATCAGCCTGATTTATATTGGATGGAACACCGTTTGCATTTGGACGATGCATGCCAGGAACTACGTTAAATGCAGTATCCGCCTTTGTCGCATAGTGCGGTTTTCGTGTTGTTCTTAAAGTATTTGAAACTCTAAAATTTTGTGGGTTATTTATTTTTGGAGTTGTCACCACTGTTGTCATTATTGTCAACTATTATTATCAATTATTATTATTATTTTATTAATTATTATTATTATCAGTTATTATTATTATATCAACAATAATAATAATATCAATATTTTAATAAATTTTAATACATTTAAATTTTAATACATTTAAATTTTAATACATTTAAATTTTAATACATTATTTCTTAATAGAAACTTCAAGTTGCGATATTGTAAAAGGACTTTGTATGAGATATACTTCATCATCATCAGGATGAAATTTATACAAGGAACAGTCTGCGTATTTGAGTCTCATTTGTTTAGTGGTTTCCGTCTCTTTTTTTCGTCTTGACCCGGCTTCATCGTCATCACCTTCGTCATCATTTTTTCTGCCTTCTTCCTGATAATCGGGATTGAACTGAAGTGACGTTTGGTATATTTCAATAATAGTTTGAAGAATTTCAAGCTTTTTTATAGGATCCGAAATTTGACTCATAGTTTCTTTTTGCTTTTCAATATCAGTTAATATTCTTTGAATATCATCACGAATGCGAATCAACTGTGCATGTCGTTCTTTGTTATGAACAACATTTTCATAATCAGAAATATATTTTTTATACAATTCAAGCTCTCTGTTGAATTCAGGAATTTTTACAGTAATTTCAGCAAGAGTCTCATCTTCAGATTTATAATTGAATAACAAATCCAACTTCAAATTGATAATATTTTCTTTCATTACTTCAACCTTTTTAAATTGTGATTCAATCAAATCCTGAAGATTGTGCGTATTTCCCATTTTAAATCCACGGCTTTTTTTTATTTTTTGCATTTTTGATAAAATAGAACGAATATTAGATGACTCAAGCATTTCTTGCTTTATTTCTAGTCTTTTATTTTCATTTGTCGACTGTATGAATTTCTGTTTTTTATATAAATTATTAATTATTTTTTTTCTTTCTTCAAAATAGTCTTGTTTCAGTCTAAAATAGTTCATAATCTTTTCATCATTTGATTCTTCAGCTTCAGTAGTCATCGTGTGCTTATATAACTATAGATACAATTTAAAATTATTAAAATAATTTAAAGATTTACAAATACATCACAATAGTTTTTGAATAAATATTCAATAAAATCGAATAAATATCACCACATCACCACCACATCACCACATAAACCATGGAAAATGTTATAAAACCAATGACAAAAGAATATCTTAAAAATTATCCTAAAAATAGAGAGTTATATAGAGTTGTAAATTTAATATGCAATGGTGTAATAAATAAAGTAAGTGGGCGATTATATACAGGTTCTGATTTTTGCATTGAAACTGCATTCAAGTATTCTATTCCGTTTGAAGAAGAGTGGGTTAGTGCTACATTGCGTAATTTTATTTATCAGTCACAAGCGCAACTGTCAACATTGGAGTACCACAACTTACAATTGAAATTGACAAATGATGCAAACGAAAGAGCAAAAATTCGAGAACAGTTCATTCAAGATTTGTTGGCAGAGCTTCAAGTTGTATTTCCTGATAGTAAAATAAACTGGATTGAAAAATCGTATTTTCCTCACGGGTACAACTATCATGAAGTCAAAAAAATGTTTATTGAAATTGATTGGACGCCATGACTGCCATGACTGACCATCCACATAATCACATAATCATTCAATATTCATTCATTCACCATGAAGGTAAATCTGTAATCAAATTAGCATGCGTGATATTGCCTTTTTGTCTATCCATTTTTATTGTTGCAGATACATTATTTAGTTTTGTTAAAATATATTGTTTTTCTTGTTGTTTTCTTCTTTCTTTTTCTTCAGGAGTAAGTTTTCCTTTGTATTTGTAATACAGAATACCCCCTAAAAGTATGAAAAATAATGCAAACATTGAGACATTGAATATTGTATTGTAGTGTTGCGACTTTAATTGATGACATCCTTTCAACACTCCACTAATAAATGACTTTACGCCGGGTTCAGTTAAAAATGGTTTGTCATCTTGACTATGACCCATTCTAAAAAAATTCATTTGAATCAATCTATGTGGTGGTTGTGGTTGTGGTTATGTAAGGTGTAACTGATGTTTTTACTTTTATAAAAGTGACAGATATTTTCATATTAAATTTTACACACAATATATAAAATTTAATATATTTGTAATACAAAGAAAGATTATTATAAAATAATATTTTTACTAAATAGAGAAACAGAATAAGCAAATGTCTACTACTACTACTAGTACTACTACCGATACTTCTTCAACACCTGCGCCAGCTTCCGCAACCGCAACCGCAACCGCTGCCGCCGCATCTTCTCTAACATCTCTAACCTCAAATTCAAAAGCGGCTCAAGTGATTGACCCAGCCACCTCTATTTTTGTTTATATTGGAGTTACAGCTGTTTATTTTGTTATGAAATACATGTTTCCTGATAAGTCAACAATTTTATTTGCTATTTATTTTATTTTAATCCTTGTGAGCCAATTTATTTTGAATATATATTTAGCCAAACAAATGTGCAACAGTCCTTCCAATGTTGGAACCGCGGCTGTTGCAACAATTATTCCATGGGTTCTTATTTTCGGTTTACTCAACTTATTGCTGACAATGTTTCCTGGATGGCTTGCCGCCTTTTCGAATACAATCGGCTATGCTATTGCAAGCGTTTTCGGCGTGTCGTCACTTTTTACAGAAAAGTTATTGAATGATACTGGAAAAGCGAAAGATAAAGATGCATTTATTGTCATTAAAAATATACTAAGCGATCCTTCTACCGTTATCAACACGCTGAACACTGACAACCTTGTAGGTTTCTGGAATAAAAGCATTAGTGTCGAATTATTCAAAGACGGACTTAAACAGGTTGATGACAATGTAACTGCCGAGAGCAGTCCGTTATTTTTCGAACTTAAACAATATATTATACTAAAAGACCTTATTTCTTACTTTATATGGTATTTATTGACAGGAATCCTTATTACATCTATCAGCTACAATTACATGTTGACCATTCCATGTGTGCAGACTCCTAAACAAGCACGAACTGCAGCTGCTCAATTTTTAGCAAATAAGAATAATGCGAAAACTGCTGCAGATGCCGCCAAGTCAAATGCACCCGTTTACAAAACCGATGGAAAATAATTTTGTGAAACGAACCCTATGGATAGTTTATATTTCTATTTTTACAAATTATATCAGAGAGAAGAGAGAATTATAGTCTTTACATGAAATAAATAAAATATTAATGTAATTTACTTTATTTACTGAACCATTTTGATGAAACAATTATATTCATATTCGCATTTATTTCAGTGTCAATTAAATAATGATTATAAACTGATATGAAATATTTTTCAAACCATCTTTTGCTAATGATTTTATATTCTTTATCAAATGCATACTTACAATAAGACTGGTATATTGTATATAGTGACTGACTTGTCAGTGGGTGTACATTCGCATTCGCACTCTCTATTTTAGATTCTTTATATTTTTTTATAAATTCCTCGATTTCTGCTCTTTTATTCCATATATTTGATCGGCATCCCACATGAATCAAATACTTATCATCCTCAATGATGATGTCTGGATAAAAATGTTTTATGAGTCCTAGCAACATCTTATCTGAAACGTTATTATGCAACAGCGTCGTCGCAGATCGTTTGATTGATTTGTTGAATAATGACAACAACTCTTCCAACTCTAATTCATATTCTTCTTCTTTGTCTTCTTCTTCGTTATTATTTTTTGTATTATTCAAATCTATTATATATGTATTCCAAAATGACATAAAACTACAAACAAATGGTAAATGTTTACTTGTTCTATTTTTTATAATTGTATTTTCAAAGTTATCCGGCAACTGCATAACGTCAATGTCCAAGTTCAACTCTTCATAATGTGTTGACAGCAACTCTTGGAGAGAATGATTAAAAAATATATTTGGAATATTCTCTTCCTCAATAAAAATCTTCCACAAATACAACAAATTTTTATATGTAATGGTGTATCCAGGACATTCCTCTGTTGTTGCATGAATGAACCTCGCCACAATTTCGAGATTCGTATTATTTTTTAAATACAGTGCATGATTTATTACTGAATAGTCATTACAATACTTTTCTAAAAATAAATCGGCAGACACGTATCGCGTTGAATAGTGAGATGCAACGCATAACAAATCAATAATGTGAGGAATAATGTGCGACTTGAAATAGTCGTCTAGAATAATAAACCCGTTTGATAAATCGCACACATTGATAAGTCGGCACTCTTCATTTGCATGTTCATAGTATTTAAATTTGAAATGAGTCAATAAATTAATTCCAAAGTATTTATAACACTCTTGACTTATTTCCTTTATACATGGAATAAATGTTTTTGAATTAATGAAATAATGAAGTGAATTTTTTTTATGAAGAATGTCACCAATGGTAGTAAGAAAGTATTTTACTGTGTCTTTGTTGTGAAAAAGCGCAGGCGTAAGCAGTCGTAAAATATTTTGAATTGTTTCTGACTCTGGTATAGATTTTAATATATTATTCTCTCGAATTCGTTTTATAATTTGTATTTTTATTTTATATTTCCATGGCATCAAATCTTTATGACTTGCACTAATGGTTGTTAAAATAGAGTGTTGAATGTTGTCCTCTTTTATAACTTCATACACTTTATCACCAGAGTAAATAAAAAATAACTCTGTTCCAGAGTGATAAAAATAACGCGTTTTTGCAAGAAATTCTTCAATAAATTCATCCGATTTTTCTTCAAGTGACTTTTTTCTCTCTTCTCTCTGTTGATACTGTTGAACAGTCGTTTCAAGAATCGTCGGCAATACATCTGTAATATGATGAATCAATTTTTGTTGAACATTTGGCATACTACTGTATTTATTATACAACGCTGTAATTATGTTTACAGCTTCCGCGATGTCGCTGCTATCATTTTGGTGCTGGATTGTATTTTGTGTGGTCGCTTCGAGCTGATTTATCATATAAATATATACGCGGGCGTGTATATTTATATATGCATATGTTTATATAAATTATTATATTTATTTATTATTTATTTGATTTTGTCTAATTGTTTCCAAATTTAACTATATTAAGAGTAAATAATTTTGTATAAATTTTTTAAATAAACAAAAGATTTTAATATATATATAATTTATATATAATTTATGAATCCAGTTGAGGAAGAAACTCCAGTTACAATTGCGGAAGAAACTCCCGTTGCAGAAGAAACACCAGTTGTAGAAGAAGCTCCCGTTGCAGAAGAAACTCCCGTAGTAGAAGAAGCTCCCGTAGTAGAAGAAGCTCCCGTTGCAGAAGAAGCTCCCGTTTCAGAAGAAACGACTCCCGCTGTTGAAGAAACGACTCCCGTTGCAGTTGTTGAAGAAACTTCAGTTGCAGAAGAAGCTCCCGTTGCAGAAGAAGCTCCCGTTACAGAAAAAACTCCTGTAGTTGAAGAAACTCCCGTTGCAGTTGTTGAAGAAGCTCCCGTTGCAGTTGTTGAAGAAACTCCCGTTGCAGTTGTTGAAGAAGCTCCCGTTGCAGAAGAAACTACTCCCGTTACAGAAGAAACTCCTGTAGTTGAAGAAGCTCCCGTTGCAGTTACAGAAGAAGCTCCAGTTGCAGTTGTTGAAGAAGCTCCCGTTGCAGTTGTTGAAGAAGCTCCCGTTGCAGTTGCAGAAGAAACTCCCGTTGCAGTTGTTGAAGAAACTCCCGTTGCAGTTGTTGAAGAAGCTCCCGTTGCAGAAGAAACTCCAGTTGCAGTTGCAGAAGAAATTACTCTCGTTGTAGAAGAAACTCCAGTTGCAGAAGAAACTCCAGTTGCAGTTGCAGAAGAAACTCCAGTTGCAGTTGTTGAAGAAATTACTCTCGTTGTTGAAGAAGCTACTCCCGTTGCAGTTGCAGAAGAAATTACTCTCGTTGTAGAAGAAACTCCAGTTGCAGTTGCAGAAGAAACTCCAGTTGCAGTTGCAGAAGAAACTCCAGTTGCAGTTGTTGAAGAAACTCCAGTTGCAGTTGTTGAAGAAACTCCAGTTGCAGTTGCAGAAGAAATTACTCTCGTTGTAGAAGAAACTCCAGTTGCAGAAGAAACTCCAGTTGCAGTTGCAGAAGAAACTCCAGTTGCAGAAGAAACTCCAGTTGCAGAAGAAACTCCAGTTGCAGAAGAAACTCCAGTTGCAGTTGCAGAAGAAATTACTCTCGTTGTTGAAGAAGCTACTCCCGTTTCAGTTGTTGAAGAAGCTACTCCCGTTTCAGTTGTTGAAGAAGCTACTCCCGTTTCAGTTGCGGAAGAAACTCCTGTTGTAAAAAAAAATACTCCAGTTATAAAAAAAACTCCATTATCAATTAAAAAAATCAGAAAGTATAATAAGTATAATAAATTTTTCATTAATATTTTTAATATAAAAAAATAATACTCTTATATTTTTGGAACATTCATTGCATTCGAATTCGCATTCGCATTCATCAGACTTAAAAACATTTTGAACCTGTGATTTAAATTGTATACATGGGTTTCAAGGTTTAATAAATCTGATGAAACATCAAATGACCTCAAATAATAAAAATATTTCTGATTGTGTATTTTTATTTTATTCAGAATTGTGTCCAACTCATTATGCAATTTTGTGCACATTTCATGAATACCTGTCAACGCTTTGTTTATGCTTGTTTTTTCATGAACAGTGGTGTCTGGAATCTCTGAAATATAACTTTCAATCACTTCCAATTTGTAAATAATATCCAATGTTTCTAATTTTGATTTAATGTACGTCTCTCCGCACATGTATTCCGATAAAATTTCATATATTTTTGAATTTGTAGCACCAATCGAGCGCAACACCGCATCCCTTTGTAATAAACTTGCAACAACCAACGCCATTCTAAAAAATACTTGTATAATAAATATATATGTTATATAAAAGTATAAATATAAATTTATATACTTTTATATAATTAATTCAGTTTTCAATTTCTATAATGTTTCAAGTGAAAAAACTAGTTTCGCACGCAGTTGTACCTAAAAGAGCCACAGAAGGCAGTGCCGGATTGGACATTAGTTCGTCCGTGGATGCAACTATTCCACCTCATAAATGGTGCGCCATTTCCACTGGCATTTCCATCATGGTTCCAAAAGACTGTTATGCAAGAATTGCACCGAGAAGCGGGTTGGCATTCAAATACGGAATCCAGGTTGGCGCTGGAGTCGTTGACAGCGACTATACGGGTGAAATAAAAGTTATCCTGTTCAACCACGGGGCATACGATTTTACAATCAAAGCAGGCGACAGAATTGCACAGTTGATTTTTGAGAGAATATTCACAAATGAATTGGAAGAAGTTGAAGAGTTGGTAAAAACAGAGAGAGGTGCAGGAGGGTTTGGTAGCACGGGATTATAAACAACTATTATTTTATATTATGCATTATGAAACAAATTATCAACCGATATTTTATAAGCCAAAGTTCTGTTACTGTATTTCTCTTGTTTATATTGGTCCTTCAAATGAAATAGACTAATGCAAGTATTATGTAACATTTTTTTTAAACGTTCTTCAACCGCATCCAAACTCCAATAATCATTTGAATTATTTTGCACCCATTCAAAATAACTCACAATGACACCTCCGCTGTTGCACAACACATCAGGTATTACTTCAATGTTTCTTTCAAGCAATATTGCGTCAGCCTCGGCAGTTGTCGGTCCATTTGCACCTTCTGCAACAAGCCTGCAACTTGAACCGATATTTTGGGCAACATCTTTTGTTATTTGCAGCTCTTTCGCGGCTGGAATTACAATGTCGCATTTCATTTTCCAAAAATCTTGTTCGCTTATTTTTTCAACGTCTTTAAACGCAGGCGAACTCTCCACGTTGAGTAATCCTCGATTATCAGCATTATATTTTTTCAACATTTCAACGTTCATGCTAGATGCGTCATTGAATTTATAATATCCGGTGTGGTCGCCAACCGCCAAGCACGTGTAACCAAACTGATTTAAAAAATGCATCGTCCAAACGCCAACATTTCCGAAACCCTGTATAATGTATGTTTTCAACGGATCATCTATAAAATCCTTGTGATGTTTATTCCAATAGTCAATTGTTAATGCAACGCCCAAACCGGTGGAGTGGTTTCGCCCCAAGGACCCTCCACAATCCACACTTTTACCCGTAAAACAGCCCAATTGTGATTTGTTCGACACATTGCTCAACTCTTGATATTTGGAAACCATCCAGTCCATTGTTTGACTTGACGTTCCGATGTCCGGTGCCGGTATATCAAGAGTTGGCCCAATATTTGTATAAATGGCGGCACAAAATGCTTTCGAAATGTTTCGATTTTCATTTTCTGAATACTTTCTTGGATTATACATGACACCCCCCTTTGCTCCGCCAAACGGTAAATTATGAAGGGCGCATTTTATTGTCATCCAAAATGCCAGTGCCTTGCATTCTTCCATGTGAACCTCTTCGCTAAAACGCAGCCCACCTTTATATGGACCCAACCAATTATTATGTTGAACGCGATATCCAGTAAATATTTCAACTCGGTTATCATCTAATACAACAGGAAAATTTACAATAATTTCCTTATTATGCACATTGAGGCATATTAAAAAGGTAGCATCATAAACAAATGTTGTAAAAACGGTTTCCAATTGGGAACGAAACAATTCCGTAATTTCACTCTTACTCATGATTGAGTATGACTACGTAATAAATGAAATGGTTTGATGTGTGTATTTATAAAAAAAATATAAATTAAACTAAATAAATACAAATACAAATACAATTACAAGTAAAAGTACAGTTATAAATATAACTAATATATTTTTAAGTTATTTATTTTTTTTTATTTATAATTAACTTCTTGGTATTGTTACTCCAAGAACACTTTGTATTTTATTAACATGTGTCGGATTGTACACGCAAGTTCCTCTTTCAATTTCAGCAACAATTGAAACATCAAAGTTGCATTTTTGTGCCAATTCCTTCTGCGTCATTTTTTTTTCACACCTTGCTGCGCTGACAGCAAGGGAAGTTTTTTTTGAAACATATTTCGTTTTTTTTACATCGTCGTCTGATGCGGCTGCATAAATGCCGACAGATGCCAATGATGACGATGTTTTCTGAGTTGTTGCAGGTGCAGTTTTTTTTTCTGCTGATTTTTTATTAAAAATAACGGGTTCCCAATCTTGATGATGCGACGACATTGATGACTTGTTATGAGTTGACTGATTTGATTGACTGATTGATTTTTATTGAGATTTTATTAATTATATATATAAATTCAATTTTATATATAATTAATATTCAGTTTATAAATATAAATAAATAAATAAATATTTACAGTTTATCCCCAAATTTGATACTCTTTTTCGAGTTTCACATTGTGCAACATTTGAAACGTTTTGTTTTCACTTGAAAAATAACTCGGTGTCAATATACTCCAGTCCAAATTCTCGTGAAACAGCGTTACCTTTGTGTATATGTATCCAATTAATGCACTGCACCAAAAACGTGACGTTTTTTGCGGATTGGGGTCTTTTTTGTAATACGCTTCTATCCAGTCGGTTACCACGATATCATACGGTTTATCATAGACAACTTTATGAATTTCTTGTAGTGTAACACTGTTAAATAGTTTTTCATACTGCTCTTTTGATTCACAAATCAAACGTCTGAGATAAATTTTTCCCTGATATGTTTTTAAAAATTCATCAAATTCGACAAATTGAACACCGAATTTTTTTTTATTATCTTCGGGGTCTGGAGTATCAGATATTCCCGATGTCCAAACGTACACACCTTTCAACTTGGGGTTTGTCATATCCGGGTCAACCACAACCATTCCAACGTGAGAATAATCGCTTTGGGTCATGAACTTAATGAACCAGCTAAATATTCCCCATGAATTGTGTTGTAAATCGTCGCACACCAACAAGTCTCCCGTTTTCAATGTTGCCTTCAAATTACTCAACTCGTCTGCATCTAAAAAAGTATTTGACTTCAAATTCATTTTTTTGTATAATAGTCGTGGTGACGTTGGTGACGTTGGTGACGTTGGTGATGGTGGCGGTGTTTCATTTAAAAGTGTCATTTCTGTACCTTTTTCTACATTTTCGTTTCGATTATTCATTTTGTTTTTTTTTTGGTTGTAGTAGTATTGTTTATTGGTATTATATTTAATCGTTTTTTTAAATAATTATTATATATATATTATTCAAAGATTATTTTAAAATGTCGGGTTTTTTTTCAGATATTATGACGGATATGAAAGGGATGGAGCAGAATTTGCTGGGTCCTGATTATTTGTATTGGAAACGCATATTGAAACCATCAGATATGGGTATGTCGGACGAAGGAACTTTTGACGCACTTGCTAATAATGTTGGCGGATTGATCAACTATGTTGAAGTGCTTGTGTCTGGAAAGGGTGGTTCTACAACAGGCGGTCCTTTAGGTGATAAGTTTTTTTTAAAAACAGGTGGTCAGTGCACTGACGTTGAATCAAACAAATTAGTTGACCGATATATTTACATTAATAATGTTCCGAGCGGAAACATCCCATTTATATCATCAGGTCTAGGGGGAACTGAGTTTACAGAATTTGAGGGATTAATTCCTGGAACGCTAGGTGATTTAGCGAAACTAAATCCGCTAAATATTTTCAAGTCATTCATGATGGGCGAAAACCCGCCGTGCATGTCAGTTACGCTCGCCACGATTACTCCTGTAACCGACGCAAATTTAAATGACACCGGACAAGACAATTTTGGAACCGACACTAAATTTGTCGCAGTTGCCGATGTGAAAAATATGGACCCGTGCACATTTCTCGATAAAAAAAATCCGGCGGACCCTACGCAAACATGTACTGAAACATTTATAAACTACAACGGCGGTAATGGTGATGATTCAGATTCATGCTCATCGTCGTCATCATCATCAAAACACAAATCAAAATGCAAATACAAGTATGCAGCGATTCGAAAAAATAAAATAAAACAAAAAAAGAAAAAAGATTCAAAAAGGTCAGGTTATCAATTTGATAAAATCGATTTTTCAAAATTACCAGATGACGTTTATGTAAAGGCATTTTATGCTTGCATAAGCATATTTTCTCTCTATGTTTTGTATCGATTCATTCAAAGATATAATAAAAAATAAAATAGATGACCTTGTCAAAGTAAAAAAAATACGGGAACTAGGGCTTGAACCTAGGACCTCGGAGTTATGAGCCCCGCGCGCTTCCTCTGCGCCATCCCCGTTGAGTACCACCCACAGGTATCGATCCTGTGCTTGCCTTTTAATGAGAAAGAGATAACCATCAAACTTTCGGACATTGAGTGTCTTGATTGTGTTCGACGATAAGCCGCCCGCCGTGGGAGTGGTTTACAGTTGCAGGCTGTGTTTTGCGTCGCTTAGCTATGACGAGGAGCTTCTGTAAAGCTACTGAATGATATTATTCCCCCAACAGGTTTCGATCCTGTGACCTTCCGCTTATAAGGCGATAACCATCATCAATTCGGACTCTTGCGAGTCAAGGTTGTAGACGACGGTGTTTTAGACGCTCTGCCGCTGAGCTATAGGGGATTAATTTTTGGGTATATTTTTTCCAATTTTTTTTTCAGCTTACTTTGAAGCCTTTTTTTGAGGAACTGAGAGGATTCGAACTCGCGACATATGAGTCGCTTGGTTTTGAAGTTTCCAATTTCCCATTAGACCACAAGTACACATTTGCGCACTTGCTTATAACAAATATGCATTAATCCATATATTAAGATGACATTCCAAATATATTGACTTGACTGACAACTATTAAAATAATGTTACAATTAATACATTACATTATACATTATAAAATGTTTTGTATTTAATTTTTTATTTATTTTTTTTTATTATTTCTTTTTTTTTTACTATTATTTTTCCTTTTCATAGTTCGTTTTTTATATTTCTTTACACTGCCACCACCGTAACGAGAGCGTTTTAACGGCCTTAATGGTTCTTCAGATGGTGACAAGTCCGACGACGAAGATGACGATTCAAGTGGTTCAGACATAAAATCCGATGATGTTGCAACTGGTTTAGATTGTAAAGACGCATCAGTAGACGACGCATCAGTAGATGATGGTTCAGACATAAAATCCGATGATGTTGCAACTGGTTTAGATTGTAAAGACGCATCAGTAGATGATGCTTCAGGTTGTAACGAGACATCAGTAGATGATGCTTCAGGTTGTAACGACGCATCAGTAGATGGTTCAGACATAAAATCTAACGATGATGTTGAAACTGGTTCAGGTTGTGACGACGAGCCCGATGGAGATGGTTCAGACATAAAAGACGACGACGAGTCCGATGGAGACGGTGACAAATCCAACGATGATGTTGAAACTTGTTGAGGTTGTGACGACGCATCAGTAGATTCAGTAGATGAGTTACCCGTTAACAAATTACTAATCGTGTTAAAAATACCACCTTCATTTTCACCACTTACACCAGCTTTGCATTTTTTATATTCTTCATCACAACTCTCAGGCGTGTTTGGTGTTGGACTAAGAAAATTAATAAGTGCATTTCTTCCTCCAAACATTTGGCGGCGTCTATATCTACGTTGACGCCGTGTCCTGCTACGCTTATTCATTCTTTTATTTTTTAGAGTTTCTCTTTTCATTTTACTAAATTTTATTATATATATATTAATTTTATATTATTATTTTTTCATCATTAATATAAAAATGCTATTACTTTTCATTTATGGAGCAAAAATTTGACGATTCCCTATACTTGTATAAATTGACCCTCCGCCAGATTTGAATGAGTTATTTGCACCCTTCTTTTTTGGCGCAATACACCCTCCAGCACGACACCTTCGAATTGCAATATTTCGACTAGTTGTGTCTTTGCTTCTAAAAGACATGGGAGCAGTTGTTGCTAAACCCACCTTCATACTCCCTCCGCCAATTGCATTATTTTTAAGACGCTCAATTCGTTGAGAACTGTCTTGCGGAAATGATATAGGCTTTCCAACTAAACCTGTGCGTTTATGAGGCGGTATTTGATTAAAGGTTGTTCCAAAATTTCCATGCACATTTCCGGCAACCTTATTATCCATATTTTTGACACCATTTGGCTCCCCTTTAGTTTTAACAAACGTACGACGACCCATTGCAAAGACGCTGTCATTGGATGACGGATAAAACTGTTGCGGCATCGGATTCACGCTTGTCAGCGTTGCATTATTTCCACGCTGTTTTATTAAAATATGACTATCAGGAGGACCATTAAAATTATATTTCAACTTGAATACCATTTTAGTTATATAACTTAATATGATATAATATATTATGCTTAATTAATATATTGTATTTTGAATGAGCTGTTATTGTTATTTACACTTTTATTATATAAAATAAATTAAGAAATATTATTAAAAGCGCCTAATTGCTCTAAATGCAGACTGAGAACCACTATTCAAGTTTCCACCATTGCTCGCATTATTGTAGTTGCGGTTAATCGCCTGAAGCTTCTTAAACGTGGTGTAATCTGAACCGTCGTACACATATTTCACATTGCATGTGGAAGATGGAACACCAGTTTTATCAGGATGCGGTTGAACTGCTCCCGCCATTTTCTTCCACCCATTCAATCCACCTCTTACAGAACTAATTTGCGTTGGACCGCCTGAAGTGTAATTTTTACGATTCAATAAATCTCCAGCATTGTTTATAGCGCGAAATGGAGTTGCAGCCACTGGCAGATTTTTTACAGTTCCAGTTGCAGCTGCACCGTTCCATGCTTCTCTCAACGTTACTCGCGACATTTCTCTTTCACTGCTGCCATCTGGACCACCGCTGCCGTTCTTACTTGATCCACCACCTAACAGTTTCGCAGAAAAGCCATTAAAAAAACCTCCTAAAATCATCTTCATTTTTAAATGTTCGTATATTTAATATATGATAATATTATATAATAAAATAAATAAAATTAAAATAATGAATATCACAAAATATATATATAAAAGATATTAATGATAATAACTTAAATTATATACACGTGAGTCATAATGCAAGCAAAGATTGATTTCAATTTAGAACACATCGTTCTTGCTCTCGAAGATGTTGATAAAAAAATTATGGATGTAGAAGATGGTTATACTCTTCAATATGATATAGAAACTAATAATGGTTATGCAAACATTCAACTGGATGAAGACGCATTATTGTTGCAAGGTAGAATGTTTTTTGATATTTTCCACATGCCAAAAGACAGTATTCAAACCACTGTTAAAATTTACAGGGATAAAAAATCTTCAATTTTACAATGTGAAATAAAAGGAAATAATGATTTGGCAAATTTAGTATTAGTAGAGATTTTACAACGATATTATGCCATCTATAAATAAAAATAAAATATTTTCATACAATATAATAACTAAACTCACAATCACTGTAAAATGGTCTGCATGAAAAGCTGCATTATTGCAACAATGTTCATCGTTGCAATGATTTTCACCATGTACAATTCAGACAGCACTTTGTCGATAAAAGAATTTACCGCCGTTCTCTCCGAAAAACAAAAAGCAATCTATAAAAAGATTGCAGACGAACGTCGACAAATTTATTTCAAAGGGTTTGGACTAGGTCTTGTATTATCACTTTTATTTTTATTTTGGAAAAGTGCGACGAAAAATTCATACAAAATAAATCGATTTTCAACAATATGCGTTGTTGGAGCAGTCACATTTATAACCAACTACTTTTTTTATATTCTCTCTCCAAAAAGCGACTGGATGATACTTCACATTGACGGAGAAAAACAAAAACAAGCATGGTTAAATGTGTACAGAAAAATGCAATACAACTATCATTTAGGAGCAGTACTTGGACTTGTGGGCGCGTTTTTTATTGCCAACATGTTTTGTGATTAATGGGACTAACAGGTGTGTTCATGATTCAGGATTACAGGATTATATTTCGATTATAACTTTCTAAAAAAGAGAGAAAGAGAGATTAAACAAATAAATAAAATAAATAAAATAATATAATATATAAATATTGTATAATAAAATGGCTTCTGCTCTCCCCATAGTAGACGATGTATTAGGAGTAGTAACTATAGATATGCCTGTTAAAAATGTGGTAAGGTTAATGAGTACTTCATTAGAAAATAAAAATGCGATTAAAAGATTATTTGGTGATAATTTTTTTAGAAAACTAGAAAGAGTGCGGATTGTTAGTGAAGCAAAAAAAATGTTTGATACTAATTCTGCATTATTCAAAGCTACATACTGTACTGGACAACTTACACCACAAAATTGTGATATTATTGAAAGTTTTATGAATTTTGCATTAAATGAAAGAAGCTGTGATGTACCCATCAAGAAATTTGATGAGTTATATGAAAGTCAAAACATAGAATTATTATCTAATATATTAGATAAAAATCCACATCCATTATTTGTTGGAGATAAAAATGCATTTTGTCAAATACTGGCACTAAAGCCAAAATCTCCTAGTCACGAATTACAAATGGAAATGTCATTATTATGTGGTGAATCACTTGATGGTAGTGAAGGTGGTTCAAAAAGAAAAAGAAAATCAAAAAGAAAATCAAAAAGAAACATAAAAAGGAACATAAAAAGGTATAAAAGAAAAACCTTCAAAAAGAAAAAATAAAACATATCACAATAAATATTTTTAATTTTACAAATATTTATTTTACATTTATTTTATTCTATTATTCCGTCATGATTCGCGGGACTACATTCATCGTTTGCAGTTCTTGAAACAGCAGCTTGCATGAATATGGAATTTCAACGTACGCGAAATCGGTTCGATTGTCGCACATTTTGCAGCAGTGAATGCCCAACGCGTCATTATAAGCTGCAACCATTCCGCATCTGGAACACACATGGACCTGGTATTTATCTGAAACATCGTAGAGTCGCTCGCGCGTGAATCGTGCAGCTCCGTGCGATACCATGCAGTTGTGTGCAACGATGCCATTTGCAAGAAATGAATGCGTGTCTTCTACACTGATGTCATACACGTGTTGCGGGCCGACATTGATTCTCGACACAACCTCCAAATTCATCGTGGGAAGTGAGGCACTTTCGCGATACACGCCATATACTGTAGTATCGGTGTCATAATCTTTAATATCGTCATCAATTATACCTTCTTCTTCATTAAATACTTGTTCATTCACGTGGTCGTGGTCATCCATTTTTTTTTCTGACTCTGCATCATCGCTTAGAAACCAGCTGAGCGCTCCAATTTTTTCCATGAATTGTTCCGCAGTGGGAAATGACTTGGATGTGAATTTGCCAAATTCTGTGCCTTTAATCAGGTGATCCGTAATATCGTGTGTGCTTGGAATTGCGTATTCATGAAGCAGCCCTTCAGTTTTCTTTAGTTCTTCAACTGCTTGAATAATGGCACTCTTTGTGGGCACAATCTTGTCCGGATTCTTCGATTTGATTTCCTTGAAATGCGTTATTTCATCAACACGATTCACCAGCCAATTGTGTTGACGGCAAACTTCTTCACGCAAGCGACGATATGAAACACCGGCTTCAAGACGCTGGGATTTGTGGCAGCAATAACGAAATCCGATTTTTTCGGAGAATGGTATAAGTTGTTCAATAGGAAGGTGAAGCGTCAACTGAAAACTTCGGTTCGACGCATCATTTTTATCTTTCAATTCGAATTTCTTTCTAGATGAGGATGTTTCCCGAAAATTCTGAATCGTTGTATTATGAATACCACATTTGGCAAGTAGTTTCTGCATATCTTCAAACATTTTTTGCAATGATTCACGATGCTCATATGTCTTCGATTTTGAAAATGAAACGGATGTCATAACGTCGCGTTTCCCCCTATGCAATCCAAGAACACATGTGTGTCCGTCGCCGCCAAACATTCCAGCAAGAAATTCACGAATAATGGGGCGTGGACAGTTCTCATTCAAAATAAATTCAGGAAGTGTTCCTGGTTGATCTATTTTTCTTCCACGCAAGATTCCGCCAAGTTGAAGAATATCATCAAGAAATTCACTCGGAATGTTAACAAAATAGTAATTTTTCGTTTTATATTTCATCTGGTTAATTTCGCAAAACATGGTTATATCACCGAGAAATTGTTTAACATCAATTACATGTCCAAGTGAAACTGATGCCTGTTTTCGTGTACCATCTGCACTAATACTTCCATCGGTAATCAAAAGTCCAAGTATGCGTGCAAATGCAAGCGTTCTCATATATTCATTATAAGTATCTGTCCTGAGCGTTCGTGTTCCTAATGATTGTGTCCAACCACCACATTCCGCAATTTCTTCCTTGACTTTCATAAGTGGATAAGCAACGCCGGTTTTAACCTTTGTTTTATGAAGTTCAAGGTCCTTTACTTTCACCCATTCATTATTTGATGTTAATACTGGGTGTTCTTCTGTACATATGATTTTCCTACCATCTTCAAATGTTAGCTCAACACAGTCACGCATTCCCTTATCCATAAATGCGCATTGTTTTGAAGGAACCATACCATTCTTGCTCTCACTCCACCCAAGAACATGTTTTTTATTTATATCCATTTCTTCAATCATTACTGATAGCCCACATCTTAGAGAAACGGGTGTGTCTCCCTTAGCACAATCTTTCTCCATTTCCCCAAACCGTAATCCTCCATCTCGCGAGCGGCCTTCCGCAGGCTGACGCGTGAGATTTACCATTGGACCGATGGACCTGCTGTGTTGCTTGTCGTTGACCATGTGTTTTAGGCGCTGGTAGAATGCGGGACCGATGAAAATGTCTGAATTGATTTGTTCGCCGGATAGGCCGTTATACAGGAGTTCATTTCCGTTGTTTTCGTAGCCGAGTTTTAGGAGTTCATTGCGGATGGTATAAACGTCGAGTTCTCCGAATGATGTTCCGTCGCCGAAGAGTCCGAGTTCGAGGAGGACTTTTCCGAGGAGGGTTTCTTTGAGTTGGGCGATGGTCATACGGGATGGAATGGCATGGGGATTGATGATGATGTCGGGACGCTGTCCGCTCTTTGTGAATGGCATATCCATTTCTGGAATGATGTTTCCGATGGTACCCTTTTGTCCGTGACGACTGCTGAGTTTATCTCCGATGACCGGCTTTCGAAATGTGCGAATGCGAACTTTGCAAATGACGTATCCGTCCCCGTTTCGCTCCGTGTAATTCTTATCGACGTAGCAGTCTTCTGTAGTCCTGTGCATTTTACTGGCGTCTTCATATTTGATTACTTTTGTGTGGTCATTCCTATTTTCCTTGATGGGCATGACCTTGCCCATGATAATGTCACGATTTTCAATAACGGAATTTTCGGGAATAACGCCCTTGCTATTCAATTTCGAATAATTTCCAAATTTCATTCCTTTTGTTTTTGTGGAATCTGGTCTGCATCGAATTTCCTCGTCACCGTTGATTTTCTTGTCCTCGTCCTTTTCAGTGTGATAAATGGTTGCGCTGAATAAACCGCGGTCGATTGCGCCCTTGTTGACAAGGATGCTGTCTTCTTGATTGTAGCCGGTATAACTCATAATTGCGACGATGACGGGTGCGCCGGATGGAATCTCGTCGAGCTTTATCATGCGCATAACACGAGTATCAACTAGCGGACGCATTGGATTGGATAGGACATATGCCGTCTTGTCCATCCGGTTGTAAAAGTTCGTAACGTACATGCCCATCGCCTGCTTACCCATTGCGCAATTTGAACTTGCAAAATTATCTCCAGCAATAAATGAATGATTATCGTGTTCAACTTCAATGTCAGATATCATGCAATCTTCTTGTCTTGTTATAGACTCAATTGGTATAAATGCCAAGTTATTAACAACTTGAATATCCCTCATCCATTCTTCGATATTGCCACAATACTTGTTTTGTTTATTATTTTTTTTTGTTTTAAGGTATTCAGTAACTTTAAATGAATGTATATTTTTAGTGTTACAATATGCATAACCAACTGTGTCATAATATTTTATAATATTATCCATTTTACTTGAAATAGTAAATGATATTTTTACTCTTGATTCACTTATTTTACTTTCTTTCACATGCAATGTATTAATTCCTAATCTACTTAATATTAAAACACATTGATTCATGAATGAAACCAGAGACTCCTTGTAAGTTGGATTGATTTGTTGTGATGTCTCTTGAATCTTTATAATATATATTCTTTCAATAGTAGTTAACCTTCTATCAATTGTTTTATCCCATCTGATTTTGCATCCATCTCCGCCTTGAAACCCTCTCATGAACTGAAGCCCATATGCATTATTGTCAACTATCCAATTTGGAATGCTATTTCTTACAGTTTCTGTTTTTTTTCCATATCCTATTCCCATACTTATTAAAAGTGCTGGCAAACATCCATTATAAATTACTGCATATGTGTGGTGTGTTTGTTCTCTGTCACTATCTTTACTTTTAAATGTTCTTGTTCCTTCCATTATTTTAATATCTTTGTCAAATCCAATTGATTTCAAATCATTTGTAAACTCTAATGCATCACAATATTGTCCGAAATCAAACGAACATTGAAATTCTTTATATAAATAAACACCGTCATTGTTGACATTTTTTCTATTTTTTTGGTATATATTAATTGAACCATCAGCATATAAATATCCAATTATTCTTGACAATGTTGTTAATTTAGGATTATTTTCATAAAGCGGAAGCAATCCGATATTTTTTAATTTACTAACATATTTTTGTACTTTATTTATTTTTCTATTTTTAGTTTCGTCAATTTCGAGTTCTTTCATCTTATTAATAAATTCATCTTCACACAATATGCATTTGTCTCCAATTTTATTATCTTCAATGTGTGTGGGAAAGTGAGTTATTCCAACTCTTAATTCGTTCTGTTGAATCAACTCACCCACAGTTTTCCAACCACAGTTTGTCATGAATTTATGGTCTTCTGTTGCTACAATTTCTCTTCCACTAATAGTTTTGACCTTGTAAACAGGATTATCATTTTTACGAATAAAGTGATTTACAACTTTAGTTTTAACTACTTCAAATGTTTTGGGACAAAATGACATTACACTGTCTCCAATTCTAACATCTTTTATTTGTGTCCTTGTTCCATCTCCCATAAGAACATTTTCATGAACTCCGATGCATTGATAAGTATTTCTGGGTGACTGGTTGTGCTCTGGAAACGGAATGCACGATGCCAAGATTCCAAAAATGGTGCTCGGGTGAATTTCGCAGTGGGTATAATTGTAGGTGAACTGTGAAGTCGGAGTCGGATTTGATGCATTTTTCAAATCTGTGCGTTTCATTGCAATCATGCTGAAATTCTGTTCCTCCGGGTCAATGTATTCAATCACTGCATTTTCAATCCTGCAATCAGTTACCAGGTCGTCCCACGTGATTTCACGGCGGTCCAACTTGCGCAGAACATCCGACGTGATAAATGTGCGATTATTCTTTACACGCAAAACCGGGCGCATAATTCGCCCCGAGTCATTGCAAATTCGAATTTCCTTGTTTCGAATATCAAAAACAACCGACGTGTAAATATTAATAATACCCTTGCTTTTCTTATCCTTGAATGCATTGTAGAGTTCAACCGGATGAGTGCTTATTCCTACCCACGCACCATTTACAAATACCTTTACTGCATCAACAAGAACGTTGCTGTTGGCAATTGTGTCGAGACATTGAATGTACGGTTCAACCTGCTTGTGAAGCGAATCGGCGTGACTCGGAATGGTGATATGCGACATGTAGCTGATATTTTTTACGACACCGACGCTTGCGCCTTCAGGAGACTCAGCGACGCATAAAAACCCCCATGTTGTGTTATGGAGTTTTCGCGGCGGAATCAGTTTTCCACTTTTATCAATCGGCGTACTTACACGACGAAGGTGGCTCAAACTCGACACATATGTTAAACGATTCAAAACTTGGGCAACGCCCACCTTATTTGTGTTGACATTTTTGATTCCAAAATCTCCAGTTGACAGAGCGCGCTTAATTCCATTTTCAATTGTTGTTGACTTGATTATCTTGTATGCATTCGTCTTGTTAATAATATTCAAGTAGTCTTCGGTCGACCTCCACGAGCCTGTATTGATTTCACGAATGACCTGCTTGGTCATATCCTTCACCACCTTATTGAAATAATTTCGAAATAAATTATTCAGTAAAACACCTGTCAAATCAATGCGCTTGTTCATGTATGAGTCGCGGTCATCTTGTTTTATAATCCCTAAACTGCATTTGATAATTCGTGAAGCCATGTACCCCAAATAGTATATCTTTTGTGCCTGAGTTCTGCAATGAGGAAACAAATCAGAATTCAAGATTTCAATTGCAAAATCGCGCTTCTTTCTTGCTCCCGTTTCTTTATCCATATTCAAAGGAGTAAACATGACAATCGACGTGATTTGACGCATCGCATCTTCATGAGTAAGAACCGTGTTGGCATCAATGACAGACGCGCGAAGTGCCATAAGTATTGACTCATTATTTCCTTCCTTGTTTTCAATATTAAACACTATCTTTTCACATATTTCCTTGTCCGACAGCACGGACAGCGCCCGAAACAACACAAACAACGGAATCGGTTGTTTCACACGCGGTATCTGAACATAAATCGGAAATCCAAAACCATTATTTTTGCTTGCTATCATCATATTAATTTGTTTCGGAGAAATACATTTAAAATCAGGCACAGACTTTACTTCCGCTAGCCACATCCATTTCGTATTTCCTTTAGAAACATTGTAACAATACACTTTGTTTTCAGCCGCCCTTTCTTGACCAAGCACCGTCTTTTCACTTCCATTTATAATAAAGTAACCACCTGCGTCATATGAACATTCTCCCGTCTCAGCATTACTAATGTGAGCATACTGATTCAATATGCAAACTGATGACTTCAACATGATTGGCATTTTACCAATGTGAATGCTCGGCAACACCTTGTGAAACGTTTGCACATTCTCAAGCTGTTCTCCTGAACGAACAATGTATTTTATATTTGCATCCACTGTCATTGTAGATGCATATGTAAAATTTCTTAAACGCGCCTCTTGGGGAAACATGAGTTTCGTAGCACCGTTGTTCTCATGAATTTGAGCACGATAAAGATGAAATTTATCAAACGTAACTTCAATCTCCAGTTTATATTTTTTATTTTTTTTATCAAAATCTTGCTCTGACGCAATCGTCACTGGATTGAACATTCCAATTGTTCTCTCAACTTGAACCCCAATAAAATCATTGTACGACTCTATTTGATGCCTCACCAAACGTTTCAAATGTTGGTCCTTAAAATATGAACTTATAATTTTCCAAGGCGCTTCCGAATATTCGCTTTGACTGTCGTCATAATCATTATATTCATCATTTGTTTCGAAACCTCTCCCATTACTGTCTTTTTTATTCATTTTCACGTGTGAAGTTGAAACAGCCATTTTATAATGTTCGTTCTGACTATTTTATAAATCAATTTATATTTAAATCTTTTATCATATAATATAAAATGATTTATACATTTATTTAAAGTAAAAAGATGTGTCCAAAATAATGTATTTTTTTATATAATAAATATAATATCAAAAAAATACCAATCCATTTTATATTCATTCATTCATAAAATAAATTAACCAATAACTAGCAACAAAATAAAAAGAAAATAAATGACAGAAATAAAAAAAAAGATAACCATCAATCGCGAACATTTAAATCCATCATTTTCACAAAAAAGAAATAACGGTTCTATAAAAAAAAATAGAAAACTCCCTGAATTTATAAAACCCAGTGAACTTAAAAATAATTTGATTAAATTATTGAAACAAAAGAGAGAAGAAACAAAAAATGCAACAAGAGCTCATTCTGTTCCTCTTGATTTTAGTAATAATGACAGTACTAATAATAATAATAGTAACAATGACAAACAACAAAAAGAGCCTTTTAATAGAGAAAAATATACAAACATTTTTTCAAAAGACTTTGAAGCATCCATTGATTATTTAAAAAAATTTAAAAAAAATACACATCCATCTTCAGTAACGCGAAAACATCACTATAATAATAATAATAATAATAGTAATAACAATAGTAACAATAATTCAAGTAAACTTCAAAATGTTACACTAGATGTACCCTCGAATTTAATGCTTCCAATTTCATCAAACATTACAAGACATGTTACAGGAGGAATAAACACAAACATGGATACGGACATGGACACAAACATGAACACGGGCGTTAAACATGACGAACCATTATCACCTGTTCTGCATTTAAAACAGCAACTACAAGAGCTGCAGCAATCTTTATCTACTTTGAAACTAAACATACCTCCACCACCACCTCCTCCACTACCACCTCATGAAGTGTCTCAAGCGCCGGCGCCAGCGCCACCACCTCCTCCGCCTCCGCCACCACCTCCTCCGCCTCCGCCTCCGCCTCCGCCTCCTCCGCCTCCGCCTCCGCCTCGTTCATCTTTGAAATATGACAACTTCATCAATGACAACAATCATGATGATGATGATTATGATGGCGCGAAAAATAACAAAAACAATTCAATGATTAAACTCAACGACGATGTTCCATATGGAGCAATGAAAGGTGGAACAAAACCATCATACAGACAATTTTACAATAAAACATTAAAAAAAAATTCATTCGATAATAACAACATTTACAATTATAATAATGAAAACAAAAATACCAGTCACCTGAAAAAAACCAGTCATAATAAAGTAAAAAAATATAAACCTCAACCAAGAAAACTCAAACAAGTTCGAAGAAAAACTACAATTAAAAAATACAAACTTGGAAAACATGGCAACAAAATAAGTATTTTAATTAAAAACAATAAAACCAGAAAAATAATTCAAAATGCACAACGCGAATTAAAAAATGTTCCAATTTATGATGTAAAAAATGCACTTATTAAAAATAATTTATTAAAACTTGGTTCTACAGCTCCATCCAACATATTACGAAAAATATATGAAGAGTGTAATATGACAGGAGAAGTTGTAAATACAAATGGAGACGTATTTATTCACAACTACATAAATGAAACAAGAAAAATTTAAATGAATTTAAACATCTTTAATAAAAATAAAATCAAATTATAAAATAAATAATATCTATTATTAATATAAAAAAAATGGGAAATGCTAGCTCAAGAACAGTTAATAGAGATGATAGTGTAATAAAAGCAGAAATGAATGAAATAATGACAAAAATAAATGTTCAGAACAAACGCCTTGACGAATTTATTAAAAACAGAGAAACAACAGCAACAGACCAGTTGAGTGAAAATAAAAAGAGTAAGGATGAGGAACAAATGAGGTTAACAGGAGAATTAGTTGCTTTAAAAAGAAGACTAACAGAATTAAATGACGAGTTAAAAAAATTAGAAGAAGCCGCATCTGCATCTCCTGCCGCTGCCGCCGTTGCTCCTGCTGCTGCCGCCGTTGCTCCCGCTGCTGCCGTACCCGCACAAAATCTTGATACACCTAGAACACAACAAATTTACAACCCCAGAAATCTACAAGGCTCTCCTCCAAACCTACCTGATTTTGAATATCCCGATCCCGCCGGTGGAACAATAAAAAGAAAAAATAGTAAAAGAAAAAATAGTAAAAGAAAAAATAGTAAAAGAAAAAATAGTAAAAGAAAAAATAGTAAAAGAAAAAATAGTAAAAGAAAAAATAGTAAAAGAAAAAATAGTAAAAGAAAAAATAGTAAAAGAA